GTATCTTTGTAATGTAATCAAAAAGCGATGTTTGACATACTGAAACACTTAAATAATTCCTTTTCTCTTTTTCTTATAAATCATTTAGTTTTATAGAGAAAAGGATATAATAAAATAAACTTAAAAACTAAATGTATTTTATTATGGAAGAATTAAAGAATGTAATAACAGAAAACAAAGAAATGAAAGTAAACAAAGTTAGTGCTAATAAAGCAAAAGCAACTGCAAAAGCAAACAGTACTATAAAACTTTCAGTTGATTCGATTTTTAAAAGTCTTAATGAAAAAACTAACGGACTTTTAAAAACTTCTTTAGGAAAGAAAACAGAAATTTACGTTGAATCTCTGTTTGCAGAATTGAACGAAAAGCAAAAAAAAGCATATCGAAAAAAATTAAGAAATACTACTTTTTCTTTGCTTGATTCGATTTGCAAAGCAAAAGAAGAAAAGAAACAAAATGAACTAAAAACACTTGTTTCAGCTTTCAACGATTTTTATAAGCAAGTTTATAAAATTCACGATTTTTCTTTTGCTTCGATTGCAAGCGAAAATACAAAGGACACAAAAAAAGAAGTTCTTACAAAAGGTTTACAAATAGTCAAAAATTTCAAATAACTAAATGATATGATATTAAATATATTTTTATTTGTTGGTATAATTTGGATATTAATTCAAATTATCAGAGACACAAAAGATTTTTTAAAGAACTTATAAACTAAATAAAAAGTAAGGGAAAGCAAAATAAATGTTTGTCCCTTACTTTTTATTTATGAATGTTAATTTTAACGTAACCGTTCCCCCCTTTTAGTACCACCACTTTTTGACACCTCGTATTAAGGGGTACCCAGATATCCCACAACCACACATGCACACACAAAGAAGCCAGAGAATAAAAACATCCCTGGCATTCATCTTACAAAAGGATATCTAATATCTCCTTAATCCTATCCTTCCCTAAGACCCTCCTACCATTTCTTATCTCATAGAAGAAAGTATAATACATCTCAAGTTCTTCCATCCAAATCCTATCTCCTCCCTCCATAAGTATTTACCATCCTTAGAAAGATTGAACTCTATATTAATGGTTCTACTCACCTCTATCAGGTCAACACATAATCCTCCTGGAGAATTTGGTATATTAATCCTTCTATCCCGAACTGTCTCAAGGACATTCTTTACAGGTAAGTAATAATTTCTTATTCTTTCTTCGATTACCTTATTCTCTTTGGAATTATAATCGATTGCAGTGTACGTAGGCTTTTCCATCCTTCTCTAATTTTCTTTCAAACCATTGGCAGGTAATACACTTTGGACTTCCTACCATTATCTGTACTTCCCCCTTAATTACTGGGCATGGATTGGTAAGCTTCTTTTGCCTACCTACCTTCTTCGTCGTTATTTCTCTGTTCATAGTTCTTAAAGTATGTGATTAATAAATATATCGGGAACAGTGGCATGATTAACCAGATAGTTAGGAAAAAGAACCCCACCCTTTTCATTGGGTGGGATGAGGTAATTACTCTGGTCATAAACCATGCAGGTATAGAGCATACGGCATATATGATGCCTAAGATTATCCAGGTTATCATTGTTCAAAGTACTTATTTACGATTTTGGATATCTTCTTATCTAACTCTACGATTAGTTCGCTGAACTCTTTATCCTTCATATCTTTTATCTTGGCTTCGATAAATTCCAGGTTTCTCTTAATAGAGAAATAAGATTTGAAGGCTTGGTAATCCAATTCGGATTTATCTGTTAGAGGTAATATCATACTTGATTTACCATCTAACCTTGTATATAATCCATTGGGTCCCAGGGTTCTTGATACCTTTACTTTGTTGCTCAGTACTGCAAACCCACCTTTCTTATCTATGGATTCTACGATTACTTTCTCCATTAAGGTTTTGCCATCAGAGAAAATGACTTCTTCACCCTCCTTTAGCTTTTTGGTTTCTTTGTTCTTTTTCATATTTTTATTATTAAATTGTTTATGCAAATATACAAAATTAATCTGATTTAATGCAATTATCAATAAGAATTTTTAAATCTGCTGCGGTAAAGGATTTCCGGTTAAGTAAGTCATCTAGTTGTTCTGGAGTTAGGATTATACCATTTGGAGTAAAAAGTTCTCTTAAGTGTGCCGGAATTATTCCCTGGAATCCCCAATTATTATATGAACCTATATACAATTTATTATTTACCATTGCAGCAATATATTTCTTGGTTGAACCTAATGACTCTCTTCTAAAGGTAGCGACTTCTAACCAAATCTTATTTAAGTGAATAGAATAATGCTGAAAATAGGGTGTAACTAAGGGAATCATTTCGTAATTAGAATCCTCTATCAGAGTTTTATCCGATTCAATAATTCTATGCCAAAAAGCACATTGAAAACAAAGTTGTTTTTCCTTCATTAACTGAGGTACTGTTTTGGCTAAATCGTAATCATCCAAATTTAAGGGTGAATTACATAAGTGACATGTGAGTTTCTCTTCCATATTATTATAAATTTTATATAAGATAATAGAACTCCTAACTATCATCCAGATAAGGTATACGCAATACTTTCTTTTCTTTAATGAACTTTAAAATATAACGTTATGGATAAGTTAACCAATGAAATGATTGTGGCTCTAGCCAATGATTTAGGACTAGAGCCAGCTCTTTTAAAGGCAGTACAACTAGTTGAAGGAGCAGGTAGAGATGGATTTCTAGTAGATGGTAGACCTCAAATTCTGTTTGAAGGTCACATTATGTACAAAGAAATCAAAAATAAGTTCGGTTTAGACAAGTCAGTAGCTGCTCAAAAGAGTTACCCTACGATTTGTTTCCCAAAATGGGATAAATCGAAGTACTTAGGAGGAGCAAATGAGTACAAAAGACTCGAAATTGCCAAGAAAATCGACGAAGAATGTGCTTTGAAGTCAGCTTCTTGGGGAATGTTTCAGATTATGGGCTTCAATCACCTCTATTGTGGCTGTAAAGACGTCTTCGAATTCGTGAAAAAGATGCAAGAATCTCATGCAAGTCAGCTAAAACTCATGTATTACTACATGAATAACACCAGTTGCTTGAAAAATCTGAAAGAACATGACTGGGCAGGCTTTGCTCGGAAGTATAATGGTCCTGGTTATGCTGAAAATGCCTATGACCAGAAGTTAAAAAACGCTTACGAAAACTTTAAAAACAGGATATAATGAAGGTAATTTACAACAAATTCATCCCTTTCAAGGGATACAAGGCAATTAACCTATTCGGAATTGTCTTTGTGAGAAAAGGTGCTAAGTTTGATACTTATGATTACAACCATGAGCACATTCATCTCAAACAAATGCAAGAGATGTTGTGGATATTCTACTACTTATGGTATGCAATCGAGTACTTAATCATCATGTTCTTTGCTAAGTGGAACAAACAAAGTGAAAGATACCATGATGTAAGCTTCGAAGAGGAAGCCCATAATAATGACCACGACTTGGAGTATATCCGAACTCGTAAACATTATTCCTGGGTTAAGTATGTAAAACTTAGAAGCTACAAGAAATAGGTCTTTTTAATTACATAATCTTTTCCCGTTACAATTGACCGAGCTTTAGTCTTACTTATTTTAAATTTTTGGGCTAAGTATCTTGAGGTAGTATTGGGATGTCTCAACTTATATCTATATACTCTAAGCCTTAATCTATCAGAGTAAACTCTAGCTCGGCCATCAGTTTGTTTTTGTGCATTATTTTCAGAAACTGTACCCCAATATAGATTTTTATAATGATTGTTACAAGGGTTATTGTCTTTATGACATACACAATTTTTATTATCTGGATTGGGAACCCAAGCTAAAGCCACTAATCTTGCCAGAGTTTGTCTGGAGTTACGTTTTCTACTTCTAACTCTAACACTAACGGTGGGCTTAATATAGGTTCCCTTTCTTTTTGAGTTAGTTCTATAACCTACTTTAAGCTCTTTTAGAGTATTATTAGATTGGATTTTAAAAGCTTTACCTTCTTTAGTAACATATAAGTTACAAAAACCGGGTACATTACATTGAACTAAATTTTTCATATATGAATATATTAGGTGTTTCAGCTGCCCAAGGGGCGTTATTATTTCCATTTTTACATAGTAAGAAATATAAAATACTAGCCAATATTGAACCAAGAGGAGTATTTCATACTAGTTGCGAGAGTCAATGGAAGTTAAACTTTGGGGATATACCCTTTTATAAGGGATTTTGTTTACAAGAATTTGATGAGAAAGTAGATATTGTGGTTGCTTCCCCCGATTGCGGGATAGCTTCCATTATGAGGCTTTCAAAGGTAAAAGAATTGGGTAACCCTAAGGATAACAGGAGTTTAAATCTAGTAACTGCTGCAATATTAGAATATAAGCCTAAGATTTTTCTTATTGAAAATCTTCCTCGTTTGCTATCTTTGCTCCCCAGAGATTTCTTTGAGGAAGCCTTTAAGGACTATAAACTTATTTTTCATGAAAGGTCAGTTTCTGACTATGGGAACTCTCAAGTATCAAGGAAACGTCTAATCATCATGGGAGTGCATAAGAAAACCGGTAAGAAATACTTGAATGCTTTTGATGAAGTATTCCAAGTAAAAACTCCAAAACTTACTAGAGACTTGCTCTTTGTATCTCCTTACGGGAGTAATTATAATATCCCAATAGAAAAAACTTTGGCGATGTATGATTATCGAAAACTCCCTGAAAAGAAGAATCTGACTGTTGAGAAGATTCAAGTATTATGGAATAGTGCTTTCAAGAACGAGAAGAAATGGCCCATTAAAACTGCAAAGATGAGTACTCTCCCAGGAGTATATCGATTAGAATTAGATAAACCACCTCTAACTTTAAGACCTGCAGATAGGCAATTTAGACCCGATGGGTATCCTCTTGGGATTAATGATTTCAAGGCAATTATGGGATTTCCTAAAAAATTTAAGATTTACATTGACCAAGAAAATTACCTTTATTGGTTAAACAAGGCAAGGTATACAATTGCCAAAGGTTCGGTATATGAGGTGGGGATTTGGTTTAAAAAATGTATCAAAAGGGTCTAGGTACACTTTCATGTTAATATATACTAAAGTATATATTACTCCAAACTACCCTTTGAAAAATATAGATATATAATATACTACGTATATATATCTATATTTTTATATACGTATATAGCTATTGTTTGTAGTAGATATTGAATATATGTTTTAGGATATAGGAAATTTATCTCACTACGTTCGATAAAAGGTAATCGCTAAGCGATTACCGATAGTTAGTAATAATTAAATTTTTCGTGATGATGAAAACAGATAAAAACAAGTGGAAGAACTTTGTGTTCCTTTTGCTTCTAGGATTTACTATTTACCTTTGCTTCAGGAATTACAAACTGAATTCATATATCAGTCAACTTCCTGATTCATCGGTCATTGGCATTCCTGATACAATCAAATTGAAAGAGAACTTCAAACCTGTGATACCCTATACACAATTGGTTCAGCCCCAAAGAATTCTTCTCTACGACTTCTATCGAAACAGTAGCAATTCGACTAAACCCCAGGCTTCTGATTCAACAGCGGTTACTTCGAATAGGATTAGTAGAGAAGATTCTCTGGTCCAATTTACCTTGGATAAAAACCAATTGAATCTAAGTTTATTCAACAAAGAAACAAACTCCTATTCAACGAGAATGTTTAACATGGACTTAGATAAGTATAAGTACAATTGGTATGAAGGTCAATTAACTCAAAAAAGAATTAGAAAACTAACTCTAAGTCCATACGTTTATGGTAAATATAGGGTCTTTAATCAAATGTTAGACATAGGGACAGGCCTTTCAATCAAGACTACTAATTTCAATTATAAACTTGGTATAAATGCTTTTCATTATCCGAAGTTCTTTTCGGGAATAAAAGCTGACTTAGAGTTTTCAGTAACATATAACTTTTGATTATGGCAAAGAAGATTAACATAGAAACTAACACATCTGCTCTCACAAGGGAAGAACTAGCAACACTTGCTAAGGTTAGTAATGATGTTTTTTACTTTAGCCTTTTCACTTATGTGATACACCCTATGAGGGGAAAGGTAAGATTTGAACTTTACCCGTATCAAAAATCGGTTCTGTATAACTTCGTAAAAGAACGTTTCAATATTCTGCTTAAGTTCAGGCAAGCAGGTATTACGGAGCTTATATCTATGTACTGCCTATGGTTGGCAATGTATCATCCTAACAAGAAGATTAACATTATCTCAATCAAGGACACAACAGCAAAGAAGGTACTTAAGAAGATTAAGTTCATGTACAAAAACCTGCCATGGTATTTACAGACACCGATTATAAATGGTCGTTCGGGAGAATATGGTTCTGCATCAATGATAGAGTTCGATAATGGCTCATTCATAGAATCTATCCCAACGTCTTCAGAAGCCGGTCGTTCAGAATCTCTATCCTTACTGGTAATTGATGAAGCAGCAGTAGTTAGATGGGCAGCCCAGATTTGGGCAGCCGCTTTTCCTACTCTTTCCACTGGTGGAGCTGCTATCATCAATTCCACTCCTTATGGAGTTGGTAACTTCTACCACTCAACTTGGGTTGATGCTATTGCAGGTGGAAACCCATTTAACCCACTACGATTGTATTGGCAAATGCACCCAGAACGAGATATTAATTGGTACAATGAAATGTCTTCTGCTCTTGGAACAAAAAGAACTGCACAAGAAATCGATGGTGACTTCTTATCATCTGGAAATACGGTCTTCGACTTAGCTGATATCAAAGCTATCGAAGACTGTCTTAGTGATTATCCGGTTATTAAGAAAAGATTCAATGGTCAATATCGGCAATTCTTAGAACCAGCACCAGATAAGGAATATTTCATTGGTGCTGACGTTTCAACGGGTAGGTCTTCTGACTACTCTGCATTTACTTGCATGGATAAACAAGGAGAAGAACAAGCAGTATTCAAAGGTAGACTTTCAGTAGATAAGTATGCAAGGTTACTTGGAGATACAGGGCATTTGTTTAACTTTGCTACCATTGCTCCAGAATCCAATGATGTTGGATTAGCAGTAACTTCTGCTCTTCAAACTGAAGGTTATCCTAAACTGTATTATTATCAGAAAATGCTTAAGAAGAAAGGTAAATCTAGACCTGAGGTAGATAAATCTCCAGGATGGTTAACTACACAAAAGAACCGTTCTGTTATTGTAGAGGGACTTGAACAGGATATTCGAGAAGATAATATTACTGTTAAAGACCCTTTCTTTGTTCAAGAAGCATATACCTTCATATATGATGGTTTAGGTAGGCCAGTTGCAATGGGTAAGCATAGAGCTAATAATTCTACAGTAGATGTAGACCTAGAGGGGGATGTATATGCAGATGACTCTATATTCGGTAAAGCAATCTGTAATCACATAAGAAAAGGAAAAACTAACGTAATAGTACAACCGAAATGAAAAAGCTCAATTTTAATTGGAGTTGGGGTAGAAAGAAAGACCCACCTCCTGAATCAAACAAGGAGCCAAGCAAGCCAAAAGCTGCTGCTATATCTCCTGGTAGAGTATCAGTAGATGAAGATAACTCTTTACTCAGTACTCTGAAAGGGATGACCGTAATGGTAGATCCTTCTTTTCGTGTTGAAGTAATCCCTTTGATTCGTGATTTATATAAGGTAAATCCGGATATGGGCATTGCTTTGCAGGATATGTTTAAGTTAGCCAATACTGGTCATACTGTAACATTCCCTAACAATACAGATGATGAAGCCGATAAGATGAGGAAACATTTGGCTGAGAAAACTAAGAAATGGTCAAGGTATACTGCTGGAATAGATGGCTTGGTTAACAAGATGATTGTACAATGTCTTGTTGGCGGAGCTATTTCTGTTGAAGGAGTTCCTGATGAAAAGCTGGAAGGTTTGGATACTATCCTATTCCTTAGACCTGAGAACATTGTATTCAAAAGGGAAAACAATGGAGTATACTCTCCCTATCAAAAGAATAAGAATTATTTCATAAAGCACCAGGATTACATTAAGCTTAACCCAGAGACTTATGTATATGCTGCAATGTATAATGATACCGATGAACCATACGGAATACCACCGTTCATGGCAGCATTAGATTCATTGAAAGGGCAACATGATATGAGGGTAAACTTTAAACATATCATGGAAGTCTGCGGTATGGTAGGATTCTTGGAAGCTAAGATGGCTAAACCTGACCAATCTGGTAATGAAAGTGTAAAGCAATATGAAGCTAGACTAGAAAGAAACCTAAGAGACCTAAAAAGAAATCTTAGGGATGGTATGAAAGATGGAATTGTAACTGGCTACATTGATGACCATGAGTTTAAGCTTAACTCTACCACTAAGGAATTAGGTAACATCAAGGAACCATGGAACATGAATCAGCAATCAGTTGCCAATGGTTTGGGAGTTAATGGTAATCTTATCGGAGTTAGTTCAACAACTGGTGAAGGAGCAACGGGAATAATGCTCTCTAAATTAATCAGCCAGTTAAAGAATCTACAAATGCTTGTAACTTATGTATTAGATTTTCTTTATTCTCTAGAACTGCGCCTGGCTGGCTTTAATAACAAGGGAATAAAGATTCAATGGGGGACTTCAACTATTTCTGATGAAGTTAAGGTTCAACAAGGTCTTCAATACAAGATACAGAATTTGGATTTGTTGTACAAAGCTGGTATCATTAGCCAAGACCAATATGCTTGGGCAATGGGATATGATTCTCCTGATGAGGATGAACCAAGAGTTTCACTTGAAGACCAGTTTGCTAAAGGTGGTAATTCAGACCCTCAAGAAGGTACTAAGAAGAAACAAAGGCAGGCTGATAAGAATCAATCTGCTCGTAGGTCAAGAGATAAAACTAATCCGGCTCCTTCTCGAGGAGACCAAAATACTAAAGCAAGATGAGTAAAAAATTTACAAAGAAAAACAAAGAGCATCTTGATTCAATGGTGATTGGGCAAGGGCATACAATAATGGCTGGGTATATCCCAGAATCCGTTGGAGCCCAGGCTTTCTCCGAGAATTATTATAAGTGGAAGACTCCAACACCAGACTCTATTGCTCAATTTGGATTTTGGGGAGGTGATATAGATTACAATACTTATTATCCTAACCTTGATAAATCTGAACTTACTCCTAAGGACGAAGAATTTATCGAACCGATGTTTAGATTACTTTCAGAAACGATTGTATCTAAGAATTGGAATCCTACTGACTTTAGTCAAAATGGAGTACTAAAGGCATCAATGAAACTGTTACTTGGTCAAACCGTAAACTGCGACCATGAAACAAACATTGGTAATGCAATCGGGGCTGTATCTCAAGTGATGTGGCAAGAATCTTATAAAGATGGACACTTCACTATTCCTGCAGGTATCAATGGTATTCTGAAGATTGATGGTAAGGCAAATCCAAGAATTGCTAGAGGAATCCTTATGGAACCTCCTTCAATCCACAGTAATTCAGTAACTGTACAGTTCAAGTGGGATAAATCTCATCCAGGAATGGAAGATAGTGAATTCTACCAGAAGCTTGGTACCTATGATTCTAAGGGAGAGATGGTACGTAGAATAGTTACTGAGGTAGTTCGTTATTTGGAAACTTCATTAGTATCCCATGGTGCTGATTCATTTGCTCAAAAGATTGGTTCAGATGGTAAAATTGTTAATCCTACTTTTGCAAAAAGAACCTGGGCTTCTTATGAGGAATATAGGGATGACAAGTCCAAACAGTATTTCTTTACTGACTACAAAACAGATCTCTCAGAGTTTCAAGAAAAGGACGATACTCAGGATTCTTTAATTGATAACCAAGAAAATCAAAATAATAATAATAAAGAGAATATGAACAAAGAATTGCAAGAATTTCTTGAAAAGCTTTTCGGGGATAACATGCTATCCCTTGCAGAAGGTAAAGAGATGACTCAGGAAGAAGTTATCTCATGTATTCAAAGCTTGGTATCATCCAAAAACAGTCTTCAGACTACGGTTGATAATCTGACTACAGAGAAATCTTCTCTTACTGAACAGATTAATAATCTGAATGCTGAAGTAGCAAACTTAAAGGAAATGGCAACAGTAGGAAGAAATCACATTGCTTCTCTCCGTGAAAATGCCGTAGGTACTTATAAGAAGTTGATGGGTGACAAAGCCGATGAAACTATCATCACTATGTTGAATGCCGAAACTACTGGCATGGTTACTTTGATTTCTCTCCAGAAAGACTATCAGGCTCGTTTGGAAGAGAAGTTCCCAATGGTATGCGCAAGCTGCGGTTCTCACGATGTAAGCCGTGCTTCTTCAGCTCAGGAAATTGATGAAAAATCAGGAACTCAGACTGAGGATAAAACTAAATTGGCCGAAAGATCTACTTCCGATGTTCTTGATGACATCTACAAGAGTAAGTTCAAATAAAGAAATAATCGATAAATATCACTGTTATGACGAAAATCGTAAACCAAGACCAAGCAATGACTCTCTTTGGGGAAAAGACTCCAAGAGCGGTGATTTACAAAAGTGAATCCCACAAATTGCACCAAGCCTTCAATGTAAAAGAAGGAGAAACAATCGTTCAGGGTATGCCGGTGGCAATTGATGAAACTGGCCTCATATTCCCTTTCAAAGATGCTGCTACTGAAGTATATTTGGGAGTTGCTGTTACTGATAACATCAATCCAGCTTACCGTGCCCAGCATAACTTCCCTGTAGAAGTTACAGTTGCCATGGAAGGTTACATGATTTGTAATTGGGTATCAAAGGCTACTCTTACTGCTGGTTATGTAATCCCTTCTGGAGATTTGCTAAATGACCGTTTTGTAAAAGCAAACCAGGGAACCTCAACTCCTTTCATTGCTCTTACTCCGGCAGACGAAGCAAACGAGTTAATCCAAGTACTTATTAAATAAGAAGAAAAAGAAATTATGGAAAAAGTTGATATTTCAAAACTGAAGAAGGAAGACTTTATCAAAGAACTTCCTCAAATGGTAAGTCAGCTGGATGCTTTCCGTCAGGGAGCCCAGAATAAAAAGCCGGTAGAAATTACCCTGGGTGAACTTGCTACAGGTAAGTGGGGAATTACAGAAGATGAATTGTTCGAAAAGGTTGGTATCAATCCAAAAATCGATACAATGGAAAATATCTTCACTATGCCTCAGCAAGATGTTCGTTGGATTGTTCCGGAAATCATTCGTTCTGCAATTACTTTGGGTATGCGCCAAGCTCCGTTCTATCCGGAGATTATTGCATCCGACCAGTCAATCAATGGATTGACTGCTATCATGCCGATGATTAACATGTCCGATGCTGCACCGGCTAAGGTTAACGAGGCAGAAACAATCCCATTGGGAGATGTAAGCTTTGGACAGAAATCAGTTTCTCTGTTCAAAATAGGTAAAGGTTTTAAACTTACTGATGAAGTTCGTAACTACGTTTCTCTCGATGTATTGGCAATCTACCTTCGTGACTTCGGTGTTCAGCTGGGTTATGCAATGGATACATTGGCCATGGACGTTGTTATCAATGGTAATAAACCGGATGGTTCAGAATCTGCTCCGATTATCGGTGTATACGAAACAACCAATGGTATCACATATAAGGACCTTCTCCATATCTGGGTACGTGCTGCTCGTATGGGACGTAACTTCACTACAATGATTGGTGGAGAAGACCAAGCTATCGAAATGTTGAACCTGCCAGAGTTTAAAGACCGTCATTCAGGTACTACTGAAGCTACACTCAACATCAAATCACCGGTACCTAAGAATGCCAACTTCTACATCCATCCGGGAACTCCGGACCAGGGTCTTCTGCTGATTGATACAACGGCTGCCCTGATTAAGCTTACTGCTAAGCAGTTGATGTTGGAATCCGAAAGAATCGTTTCCAACCAGACTCAGGCAATCTATGCAAGCTTGACTACTGGCTTCTCTAAGATGTATCAGGATGCTGCACTTATCTTGTCTGCGAATAAGAAGTTCTCTGAAGCTGGATTCCCAGACTTCATGAACATCGACCCGTACTTGATGGTTAACCTGGAGTAAACCTGGTTTTATTTTACACAGTTCTAATTTCGAATGGGATAGGATTTTGAGAGGACCCTATCCCAATTTTAAAACATCTAAAAACTTAGTAGATTATGAGTGAAAAAATAAAGGTAACTGTAGGAGCTAAAGCTTACAGTTTTCATGACCAGTCAACTGGTATCACAATCGCAAGAGGAGAAGAAAGAGAACTTACTCTCCGTCAATTTGGTTCAAAGAAAATCCAAATGGCTTTGAACTCTGGTCATCTTCGGATGATTGCTGATAAAAACAAAGTAGAGAAATATTCAGCAAGTGACTTGGACAAGCTGGAAAAGAAACTTACTGCTCAGTTTGAAAAGGGTATGGAAGTTGCAAAGATTGCAAAAGCCTACACTCTTGAAGAACTCACTCTCATTGCTGCTCGCCACGAAATCGTAGCCGAGAAGAATGATACTCCGGTAACCCTGGTTCAGGCTTTGCTGGAAGAGTTTGAAGAACAATCTAAATAATTCATCATGGAAAATCTAGACTTCGTAGCTACTACGAATGGTCTGGAAGTTTCATTTAGAGTATTAAGCGAAGTCCCAGCCAAGGCCATTTTTGACTGGGACTTTGGTGATGATAAGGGGTCCGCTTACGATGTTAAGCAACCAACTTACACTTATGAAAAGTCCGGATTTTACACAGTAGCATTGAATATCACAAACTCCGATGGACTTAATCTTTCTGCTACCAAACATATAATTGTAAATACAGAGGCTGTTACTACATTAACGGACAGTATATATAACCTTATTAATTATCTCATTCCTTCAGAAATTTCAGATGGTATGACCCTTGAGGAGAAGGAAATGTACATAACTAAATGGCAATTATATATCCAACCACTAGTAAATCATTGTATTCCCTTGGATAAATATAATGATGAATTAATGTATGAAGCTCTAGAAAACCAATTAATAATGGAGTTGGCAGCCTGGGATTATCTAAATGCCAAGCTCCTTAATTTATTAACGAGTACCGGAGAATACCTTAGTCAACTAACATCAACCAAAGAACAAGCGGGAGATGGTAGTTCGAAACCAGAACTTACCAGAGGTGATAGGATTAAACAAATCACTACTGGACCTACTGAAGTACAGTACTATGATATGCTTTCAGATTCAACATCTTCATTATGGAAAACATTCTCACAAGCTTTGCAACCTGGAGGTGTCATAGACGAATTAAAACAAAGACTTTGTATGTTAGCTACAAGATTGGAAATCTACTTACCATTCTGTGCACCAGTTAATAAGTTAGTAGTTCCTCGAGTAGTTGACAGAAGAAGACCCGGTATATTGGATGGACCTAATCCAAGTGTACCAGTAAAAAGAAATGGTAGAACCTTAATCAAGAAAAGATGACCAAGACTCCTCATAGAATGGTAAAGAATCGTTCTTGGGATAGATACAAGAAGATTATCAATGACTTCTTGGACATAGATGCTGGAAGGCAAACTATAACTTGGGCAAAGAATGTAAATCAACTCCTAAGTCATGGAGAAGATTATATCCCTAAATATTATAATATACCCATAGAGGCTCTCTGTTATTACAATGCCTTTCGAAACTGGCCTATCAATAAAGCCACAATCACTGGAGAACTCGATGATGAGAATCTATCCATACTAGTTACAAAATCCTATATAGAAAACCTGGGATACTTAACTCCAGAAGGTTATTGGGATTTTAACTGGTCTGAGGATAGGTTCATAATTAACGGTATTACTTATAAACCTGCAGGAGATACACAAGTTGCCCAGGCCAAAGATGAAGCATTGGTGTTCATGGTCATTCTCAAGAGAGATAGAGATACCAAAATCGAATTTGTAGAATAAAAATGAACGTATATGGCAAAGATGTTACAATTACGATGGACTCGAATTGAAACCCAAAATGGGATTTGGTTCGATAGTAATAGGGTAATCCTACATGGTATATGCGGAATACATGTTGAAATGAAAGGGCAAGGAAATGATATTACGGCCATGCAATCCATGACTGGTGATAAATACGTTTCTTGCTTTCAAGATTATTTCGGAGACCTTTGGGATAAGATAATACCTCATCCAGGTATTGGGCAAACTATGAAGTTCAGAGTCAATAGATTACCAGATTATGCAATAATCAGAGGTGATGTTGAGGATGGCGGAGACGTAGACCCAGATAATCCAGAAATACCCATGAATGCTTTCTGTGGTTCAGAAGGAGAACCATTCAGAGGTAATAATACTGAACTGTTCTTGGGTAAACAACCTATTAATTAACTCTTAAATATATAAACCTATATGTATGTAAGTAAATATTACACCTGCGAGGAAATTGACCAGCGGCTATTACAAGGTTACTATGATGACTTTGTTACTGCTGGCTTTGCTGGAACTCTTAATGAATTCTGGGCCTTCGTTCTTTCTATCAAAAACAAGGTTGATAAGAAAGAGGGATATGACTTATCGAAAAATGATTTCACTGATGAACTGAAAAATAAGTTGGATGGAATCGAGGAGAAAGCCAATTATATTACAAAAGTTTCTCAGTTAGAAAATGACTCCAAGTTTCAAACTGAAGAACAAGTTAAGAAAATGATTAGTGATTTGGTTGACGGTGCTGGTGATGCTCTGGATACTCTTAAGGAGTTGGCAGAAGCCTTAGGAAATGACCCAAACTTTGCAACTAATATCACAAATAAACTTACCGACCTTCGTAATGATTTGACTACTGAGGTTAACCGAGCAAAAGAAAAAGAAGCCGAACTCGGTTCTCGAATTACTGCAGTAAATGATGCTTTGCTCAAAGCCGTGGATTTACTCAATGGGAAGATTGATAATATCCGTATTGCTTTGGTAGATAAAATCGACAAGCTGGAGGCTAAGGTTGATAAGAACACTGCAGATATTGCCGACTTGCGTAATGAAACTACTGGTTCATTGGCAGAAGCTAAGGCATATGCTAAAGACTTGGTAGATAAAGAAGCTGAGCTTCGTAAAACGGCTGACGATGCTTTATCAGAAAGTATTCACCAACTGAATACATTGCATATCAATGATAAGGCAGAGCTCAAACAAGACATTGCTGCAGAAGCCCAATTGAGAGCAAATGCAGATGCAAACATTCAGTTGAAACTCACTGAAGAAATCACTAATCGTCAAACTGGTGATGCTGCCTTAGAAAGTAAACTTTCTGATGAGGTAGTAAATCGTAAAGCTGCCGATGAAACTCTTCAGAATTCAATTACCAAAGAGGTAGCTGACCGTACCAATGCAGATAATACCCTCCAGGTAAACATTGATAAAGAGGCTCAAGCTCGGGAATCTGCAGACCAGGTTCTTCAGACTAATATTAATTCTGAAGCTGCAACTCGTACTGCTCAGGACCAAATCCTTGACCAGAAGATAACTGCCCTAAGTGAAAAGACTGATGGTGATAAGTCTGATGTACTTGCTGCAATTGAAGCAGAGAAGGAAGCTCGTATTGCTGCAGATGCTGACCTTAATTCCAAGAAGGTAGATAAAAGAGAAGGTTATTCTTTAACTAAGAATGACTTTACAGATCTCTTGCTTGCTAAATTGAATGGAATCGAGGAACATGCTAATTACATTACCTTGGTATCACAATTGGCAAATGATGCCGGTTATCAAACTAAAGCCGAAGTAGAGGCAGCAATTCAGAAAATCATTGGCTCTGCACCAGAAGTACTTGATACTCTGGAAGAGATTGCTAAAGCATTAGGAGATGACCCCAATTTTGCTTCAACTATCACCAAGAAGTTGGCAGCAATTACAGAAAAGGTAAACCAAGAGATTGAAGACCGGGAAGCTGCTGATGTAGCCCTCCAGGCAAATATAACTGATGAAGAAACCGCAAGAATTGAAGCAGATGCTGCTCTTAAGGAAGAACTTAAAGAGTATGTAGATAACTCGGCTGCTACTGGAAATACTGCTCTTCAAGTAGTTAAAGATAACCTGGCAAAAGAAATCCAAGACCGTAAAGATGCTGATGCTATCTTGCAGGCAAATATCGACAAAGAAACTGTTGATAGAAAGGAAGCAGATAAAACCCATACCGATAACATTGCTGCTCTTACTCAGAGAGTTTCGGATTTGGCTTTATCAATGCAGGATGCTATCAATACGGTTAAGAATGAACTTACTGCTCAAGTAAATGCCAATACTACGGCAATTGCTACTAATGCAGCTAACATTCAGAAGAACTCAGAAGCAATCACGGCTGTAACTAAAACTGTAGGTGATAACTACAAAGAGGTTAAAGATATGATTAATGAGGAAATTGTAGACCGTACTAACGGTGACAGTAACCTCAGTTCTCGTATTGATAATACGAATATTGCCCTGGGAACAGAACAGGCCGAAAGAAAAGCAGCAGACCAAATCCTTCAAGTAAATCTTGATAAAGAAGTTGGAGACCGTAAATCGGCAGATGCTGCATTGGAAACCAAAATAGAGGGTCAGATATCGGGGCTTAACCAAACTATCTCTGGTGAAATTACTAGAGTAGAAGGAAAAGTAACCCAAGAAATTAAAGACCGGGAAGCTGCAAATAAAACTTTGAGCGACCGTATTAATTCATTGGAAACCGGTTCAAATGAAAAGGTAAATGAACTCAAAACAAAGGTAGAAGCTAATACTGCAGCTATCAATGTAGAAAAGGAAAGAGCTATTGCCAAAGAGGATGCAATCCAGGCAAACTTGAATACGGCTATTGCCAATCACAAAGATGAGGTAAATGCCTTAACTAAGAGTATCTCTGATGAGGCTAATGTTCGTATTTCAGGTGATGCAGCACTTCAGGTAAATATTGATAAAGAGGTAACAGACCGTAAAAATGCCGATACCCTTATTAATAATGCCTTAGCTCAGGAAGTTTCGGACCGTACTACTGCTATTCAAGGATTAGAATCTAAGAAGGTAGACAAGGTAGATGGTAAAGTACTTTCTTCAAATGACTTTACAGATCTCCTTTTGGTAAAATTGAACGGTATTCAAGAGAAAGCTAACTACATTACTAAAGTATCCGAGTTATTGAATGATTCAGAATTCCAGACTGCTGAACAAGTAGAAGCTGCAATTCAGAAAATCATTGGCTCAGCTCCAGAGGTTCTTGATACTTTGAAGGAAATTGCAGATGCTTTGGGTAACGACCCAAACTTTGCAACTACAATGACTCAGAAACTTACGGAGTTAACTGCAAAGATTGAAACTGAAACTCAGAATCGGGTATCTGGTGATGCAGCTTTGGATACTAAGCTTACAACTCTGGATACTAAGCTTACCAAGATAGTAGAGGATTTAAGAACCTACGTTACTGAAACTCGTACTGAATTGTTGGCAAGAGCCAATAACCAAGATGCTCTTATCAATCAGAACTCGGCAAATATCCAGAGAAACTTGGAATTAATCCAGGGTATTCAGAATAATATTTCTGGTTCTTACTTGGAAATTAAGGCTTTGCTTGAAACTGAGATAGCTGCACGTAAGGCAGAGATTACTCGAGTAGAAGGTTTGATTACTGATACTAATCAGGCTCTTACTACAGAAACCGAAGAACGGAAAGCTGCCGATAAAGTTCTCCAGGATAATCTTGATGCCGAAGAAGCTGCTAGAGGTGCTGCTGATACTGCATTGGGAGTTCGTATAGATACGGAAACTTCGGAAAGAAAGGCAGCTGATACTAACCTTGATAATAAGATTAACAAGGAAATCCAGGATAGAACCAATGCTGATACTGCTCTCCAAACTAAATTAGACAAGGAGATATCAGACCGTACTACAGCAGATACGTCACTTGGTACTCGTATTGATAATGAAGAGGATGCAAGGGAAGCTGCAGATACTACTCTCCAGAATAATATAGATATTGAGAAAACCGAAAGAAAGGCAGCCGATGGGACTTTGCAGGATAACATAGATGCTACTAATGCTCATACTATCAATACTCACAGATTGGATTCAAATCCCGTATTGAATGGTACAGACATTAAGTTGGATGGGTACGAAAAGAATGAAGGTAATACTCCTACAGACTTGGATGTAAAGGCAACCGATACGGCTTCAGCTGCATTTGGTAAAGTACAGAAACGTATTGAAGTAGATAAGGAAGATACCAACTCTAAATTCAACAGGGTAAAATTTTCAGTAGGTCTTACTAGTACTTTTGGGATGCCTACACTTTCCGATACCAATTATATGGGAGGTTCCGTAAATGTGGTTGATTCCTTAAAGAAATTGGATGCCCAATTAGAACCAATCATTATTCCTGCAGCAGCATTTATTCTGGTTTCCCAGGCAACTTCAGAAGAGATTGCAGCAGTATTTACTAATGAATTATTGCAAGAAATTGCAACAAACACTACACACCGTCCTTATATATTGGTGGATACTGGTAACAATCCCTATCAGCAATTCAGATTGAGCTTACAGCTTAGTGGTCCTACTACTGGAGATATCACTCTGAGACTTATGTATGAATCGGCTGGTAATGAGTTTTACAGAGAATTCAAGAGAACTGCTCAAGGTGCTTGGTCTATTTCTTTCATAAGAACTGGTAGACTTCTTATCGAAGGAGATGTAGTTAATAATCTAACTACCGGTAATGCTAAGTTACCTTTAAGTGCAAACCAAGGTAAAGTATTGAAAGGTTTGATTGATGCTCTTGGAACAGATGCCTCAGAATTGGAAACAGAACTGAAAGAACTGATTAATACTACTAAGACTACCTTAGAAGGTACTATTGCAACTGAAGTACAAAATCGTAAAGCTGCCGATGCTGCTCTAGATACCAAGTTAACCACGGCTATCAATAAAGAGGTAACTGATAGAACCAATGCTGATACTGCTCTCGGTACTCGTATTGACCAGGAGGTAACGGCAAGAACTAATGCAGATGCTACTCTGAAAACCGAATTAACTAGAAATATACAGGGAGTTCAGGATGCCTTAGATGAATTCATTGCAACTAAGGCTCAGGCAAATGGGTTAGCTTCTTTGGATGAAAACGGAAAAGTACCTGCTAATCAATTACCATCATATGTAGATGATGTAATTGATGTATATGCTACCTATGATAAATCCCCTACTGGAGAACTTTCTAATATTGCCTTATTTGAGAATCCAGACCATACTAGAACAATAGTTGGGGAAGCAGGAAAGATTTATCAAAATGTAACTGATGGAGAACCCACCTATCAATTTAGATGGACTGGTACTACCTGGGCACCTATTGTTTCTGGTGGAGTAGTAATCGGTGAAATCACTGGTACTGCTTATGATGGAGCAAAAGGTAAAACCACTACGGATAATCTTAATGCTCTTAAAGCCTTTAATCCTATACGGTTAACCCAGATTGTTACAGATACATCTAAAGCTACCATAAATTATGAAAAGGCAGACGGTACAGGTATTCAAGGATTACAGATCCCTGCTGCTAATTCTACTAAAGCCGGTGTTATGGCTGCTGCCGATAAGGTTAAATTAGATACTACTTTACCGAAACAGATATCGGATGAGACTGCTGCAAGAGTAGCTGCTATTAATGCTTTGCAAGGAGAATTGGCAGATGATATTGCTCAAGAGGTAGTAGATAGAGATACTGCAATAGCTGCTGCTAAAACTGAGCTTACTACTGTTATCAATAAAGAGGTATCAGACAGAAAAGCTGCAGATACTCAAGTAAGAACTGACCTTGAAGCTGCAGTTGAATTAGTTGCTGAAGAATTAAGAGGTGCAGATACTACTCTCCAGAATAATATCACTAAAGAAGTCAATGACAGAAAAGGTGAGATTACAAGAGTAGAGAAGTTAATTTCAGATGAAGCTACAACAAGAGCTCAAGCAGATACTACTGTAAATGCCAAAGTAAATTCCCATATTGGTAATAAATCTAATCCTCATGGAGTAACTAAAGCTCAAGTGGGATTGGGTAATGTTAACAATACATCAGATGCAGATAAACCAGTATCTACTGCTCAAGCTACGGCTATTGCAGATGCCAAGGCTGCAGGTACCAACGCTCAAACCAATCTTACTACTCACACCCAGAATAAGAGTAATCCTCATGGAGTAACAAGAGACCAATTGGGAATGGGTACTACTGCTGAGATTATCTTTAAGAAGGTATCTGCTCCTTCTGGTTTATGGAAAGAATCTGACGAAAGACTTAAGACTTTCATTAAACCATTGGAACATACTCTCGATGAAATCTGCTCTATACCTACGGATTCATTTATGATTCGTGGTAATCACGATATAGGTACAATTGCTCAGACAATCGAAAAATATTTCCCAGAATTAGTTTCTGAGAATACGGTTAAACCTGAAACAGTTCCTAATCCAGAAGCCTTCGAAAAGGTAGAAAAGGATGGAGAAACCTATATCCTGGTTAAAGAGGTAGATTATTCTAAGATGTCAGTATTGGCAATCGAAGGTATTAAACTTCTGAAAGCCGAGATTGATGAATTAAGAGAAAAACTTTTGTTCACAAACTTAGATTAATATGGGTGAGATAGCAACATGGAGTGCTGTCAAAACTAAAGTAGGCCTTGGTAAGGATTCAAACGAATGCCCTACCAAGGCTGAATTGTTGGCACTCTCTCCTACAGGAACAGGAGAAAATTACGTTGGCTTGGAAATTTCCAATGCTAGTTCCTATGGCGATAATGAAACTATACAGCTTAGTGATATACATAAGGTAACTTATAAGTATACTCTGGCATTAACTAATAAGACTCTAAACTTCACTGCTTTGGGTGGAGCTCCAACTCCTGCTGGTTTCGATTTGGTTACCCAAAAACAAAAATACCTGGATGGGGTTGCCCAATCTGGAGTTATTCCGGTATCTTACAACTTATCTGCACATCCTGATTGGATTTATTCTGAGAATGGTTTAAAAGCTACAGAAAATCTTAATACCCAGGAAAGGTATGGGTCTGTAACCTTTACTCAGGCAGAATCAGGAAAATCTATTGACGGTGTTGTTTCTCAGGCAGCAGCTTCTCAGAGATTTGAATATACTTTTAGTAGTAAATATCCAGGAATAAACTTTAATGCTCTTGGAGGTGTTAGTTCTGCTAATAAAATATTGGATATAACTTCTACTCGTCAAGAGTATAGAAATAATCATACTTATGGAAACTTAGTTCAGATATCTTTTACCAATACCGGTTTGCCCAGTTGGTTAATAAATACCAATGAATCCTGGTCGGCACAAGAGAACAAAAGTTTAAGTTCAAGGTCTCATTCAATGACCTATACCCAAAATGAATCCGGTAAGAAATTTACTGTTACCTTTAACCAAGCCGCAGGTACACAAACTTATGGCGATATTACCATAAATCCTACCAGTGGAATTGCTGATATACCAGCTGCAGGTGGAACTTCTGGAGTATTTACATATTCTTATTCTCAACCATGGGGATGGAATGGTAAAACCAATGATGGTGGTACAATTACTTCTGGGGCTACAGTAAATTGGAGTAATGCCATATCAGGTTCTAATCTTGGTACTACACAAAAAGCAAGAACCAGGTTGGGTAGTAGAACCCTTACATTATCTCAAAATGGTAAATCTGCTTCGAAATCTGTAGATGTATACCAGGCAGCTAACCAGATAGTAAATGTTACTCAGGGAGCTTGGGTAGTTTCTATATTTGCTAATCCAACTACTCTTACCGAGCAAGGAGGTACATCCGAAATCAATGCAGGGGCTCAGGCACCAAGAACTAACCATTGGTCTTCAGGAGCTACCAGTTCAGCTCCAAATGAATTTGGTACTCCTACTTTAAGTATACCTACTGCAGTAACTGGATTCAGTTTATCTGGTAATATTTTAACAGTAGCCGAGAATCCTACACCTAATCCAAGAAGGGTAGTAGTAAGAGCAACTATGGGTACGGTATATAAGGAAGTTACTGTAACTCAAAGTGCATATGTAGTAACTTGGAATTATTACTTCACCGTTTCACCTTCCGTGTTAACTTTTGCATCTGGTGGCGAAATTAAATATGTTACAGTTTCTTCTTATCGACAAAAAGTTATAAACGGAGTCGAAATAACAACCCGGGAAGATGTTTCATGGACAGTTATAACAAGGTCTTTTGGTTTTCATACTCTAAGAGACAAAGTAACTGTAGACCCAAATCCCAGTAATGGTAGCAGAACTGGAATTGCCACTTATACTCAAGGGGGGAGTAATAAATCTGTTAAAGTTGATTTAGCACAAGCTGCTCCAAAGGTGAACACACTTACACTCGAATTATCATCCTCTGGAATGAGTTTAGTGACCTTGTATGTGTTTAGGATAACACCTCAGACACAGGGTGCTCCTAATTCTCCATCTACATATCCAGGCTATTTCTTTTCTGGAACTGGTACTCAGGCTCAATTTAAGTGGAATAATAATCGAGGCTTGGAAGTTCTTGACCCTGATTCTGGGGCTAAAGTTTTTGCTCATGCTGGAGATTCCTTAAACATAGCTGTTAAAAATTGGCAAAATGATACTTGGGCTAATTCCATGGTCATTATCTTGCAAGATAACAACCAAACAATACAAGCTCCTATTTAGAATTAGTACAAATAAAACAATACTGCGGTATTTATATACGTATAGGCCTATATACAAAATTAATTAACTTATGTTTAACTGTTTAAAACTAAAACGTTATGGAACTAAAATCTGGAGAAGGTACCGTAGTGGTAGCCGACAGAGACCAGAACATTATCCAGTCTGTAGTTGCCGCTCTTAAAACAACCACAGCTCCGGCATCCTAATTAAGAACCAGACATTGCAAAGGGAAGGAGTACACCTCGTAAGGTGTACTCCTTCCTTCGTTTTAACACCTAAAAACTTAGAGAGATGGAAAAAGAAAAACTAACCGAATATCAGATACAGATAGCTTTACCTGCTCCCAACGAAGAGATTGCTAAAGAAGTAGCAAACAAAGCCCAAGCCCTTGTAGACCAGTTCGGATACTATCAACTCTTAAACTTGGTAGACTTCATGCAGAAGAATCCAGGTGCAGTATCATTCGGTTTAAATTTAATAAATAGGAGGTAATTATGGAAGAATTGATTTTTTCGAAACTACAAAAAGGTGATACATTGTATACCCTAGAAAGAGACAGACGTTCTATGTATCCAATCTTTGATAAGGCTACAGTAATCAGAGTTGGTGAAACTAAACCTATATCCTCAGGTAATGATGGCAACTTTGTTTCAAGTATAGAAGTAGTAATTCAGGATTCAGTATCCTCATTAACTATTTTCTTACCCGTTCAAACTACGGAAGGTATTCATAATGGTATATACTACACTACCGACCTTAAGAACATTGTTAATGAGGTAAATGTTCAAAGAACTAATGCCTTGAATATCCTTAATAACCGGGATAAGTACGAGGCCATAGTATCTGAATGTGATAATATCTTTAAGACTATTGAAGGTATGATTGCTCCTCAAGCTCCGGCTCAGGCTTATAAACCTGAAGAACTTGAAACATTCAAAAGAGAGATAGATACCCGATTATCAACTCAGGAGAATCTTCTCTTGCAAATTGCCCAAGAGTTAGGATTAAATAACAAAGAAAAGAAAGATGGCAAAAAAGGTTAACATAAATATATCGCTCCCGATAGGAAGTGTTCAGATTTATGTAGACCCAAGAAAACAAATGCAAGCAGAAAAGTTGATTACTAGAACTCCTCAAATTATGCAAAGAGGTTATGATTTGGGTTCAAGGAAGTTCGGTAATCAACTTCTTCGTATTGTTAAGAGGAGCTTAAATACGGGAGTTCCTCCTCCAGGTTCCGGAGTATCTTGGCCACCACATTCAGTAGCTACACTTAAGAAGTATGGTTCTCATACTCTATTAAACCTTACTGGTCAATATGCAAGGTCAGTTACTATAGTGAACCAAAAAGATAGAACCTTTGTTGGTCTACCTCTTAGATTGAAAAAGACAACCTACTTTGGAAAGACTTCTCGTAAAACCCTTAATCAAATTGCCATTATGTTAGAGTATGGTAGTAGAGATGGTAACTTACCACCTCGTGAATTATGGGGTCCTGCTTATAAAGCTGCAGGTGGAGCTGATGCTTTACAGAAGTCTATACGTAATGAAGTAAGAAAAGAACTTAGAAAATATACAAAATAATGGCAGATTTTGAAGTAGATAAAACATCTGGTAAAGGTCCTACACTTGTAATGGTACACCCATTAAAGATGAATGATACTGGATCAGATAAGAAGGCTTCATTGATTGTAGATGTCAATGGAGTTACTAAAACAGTTAGCCTTCTTCAGAAGAAAGGTACCCTTAGTTACGAATATCAATTAGAGGTAGATAAGGATACACTTAATATTCCGGGTAAAGGTGGCACTGATACTTTGGTAGTTACATCCCGTCGTAGGGGAATGATTAATGGTACTCCTCAGGGAGATTGGGAAAATGTACATGTTATTGCTGAACTCGTAGAGGGAAATCCTTTTACTGATTATGTTGTTAGATTTACTGACCAAACAGAAAAGAATCTAGAGGTAAAAATAAATTCTAAGAATAAGACTGAACAGGATATTACCGGAACTCTAATTATAAAACAGAGTGAAAGTAATGATACTAAAACTATCAAGGTTATTCAGGCAGCAGGTACAGTTTCCTATACTTATAGATTAGAACCACCAACTGTAAATTTATTAGTACCAAAAGACCAGAATGTTAATGAATATGAAACTTCTGTTGGATTTATGATTACTGGGTATAGACGTAAATTAATAGAAGGTGAAAAAGTCTCTGAAGAAGTTATGGCTTTTAAAATCCCCACTGTTGGTCAATCACAGTATGTTGAGTTATTTAATTCTAATGTAACTGTAACATATTGGATTACTAATTATGGTAATATATCAAATACACCTAAAACTACTTTGTCAGCAACGGTACATGCTAAAAAAACTGCAGGAGTGATGATAAATGGAACTTCTGCTAACTTCGAGTGTGTATTTACTGATGGTGGAAAACATGCGTTTACTCCGATATTAGTGGCTCAATTAGTATAATATTATGGTAAATACAGAAGAAATAGTAGAAAGGACTTTCTATATCTGTCTACTAACGACGGCATTAAAAAGAAAGCTTACACTAAATCCTGATGATTACCTACCATTATCCTTAGAGAATGAGAAAAGATTTAAGGAAGACTCAGAAGCCTTAAAGAAATTCATACCTATCTTTGGAGTAGGTAATAATCAGGTAAAAGGTGCAAAGACTTGTCCAAGAATTACCATAGAATTGCAAGGATTCTATAATGGTGATATAGGTGTGAACAAATATATCATAGGAGATAAACTAGAGAATGGTAACTACCAGGCTTCAGAATTTCCTTATGAGACTAAAGACATAACTCTGGATATACATCTTGTAGCAAATACTCAACAAGATATGAGATTACTTCATAGTATCATGTATGAAGCTTTGCCATCAAGAGGATATGTAAGACCTTACTATAATGACCTGGAAGAATGGGAAGATGGTAAGGTTGCTCCTACTGGAAACCTTTATATAGAGATAGGTAATTACTATGACCATCCAGATGAAAGTCATGGCCTACTCGAAAAGGTATACCAGTACATATGTAAAGACGGTATCTTGCCAGAAAAACTTGCAGGAGAAGGAGAATTGGTTCCCATCACCGATATCTCAGTACTCTTAGGTACAGTAGAAAAGAAGGAAAACGATTTACTTCAACTCCAAGTGAACAAGGACAATACTTCAGGGTATTAATTAAATAAGTAACTAACTTTTAAAACATAACTTTTAAAACATAAGAAATATGCCAAATTCACCTTCAGTTAAGTTTGAGTTTGAGAACAGAAATGTTCAACAGACTACTCCTATGTTAGGAGTTTCATGTGTATTGGCTAGAACCACGAAAGGTCCTTATGATGACCCTTCAGAAATCATCAATTCTTTCTCACATTTCCAAAGAGTCTTTGGTTCTGAGATAGTACCAGATGGTTCTGTATCAAATATTGAGAAGGCTTTCATGGGTGGTTCTAAGCTTCGTGTTATTAGAGTATTGGGTAAGGGAGCAACTAAGGGAGTTATATCTGTAGCTGCAGCAAGAAGTACTAGAACAACAAGGTCTTCTGAAGAAGAATCATCTTCAGTTACTGAAACTTCTGAAGAGGCAAGTCCTAAATCTCTCTTTAAGTTTACTTCGGGTTCTACTACAGTAGGATTCGGATTGGTAACTAAGGGTTATGGAGACCCAATTGGTAGTGCTGAAACCTTCAATGTAAAAGTTTACAAACAAGCTAACACAATCTACTATCAAGTAGTAAGTGCTAATGGTCAGGTATTAGAACAAGGCCCTATCATTACCTACAAAACAGCAGATACTGTAAACAACACTTCAGTAGACTACCTTGCTCTAAGCGCTTTTGCAAAGAATTCAGAATACCTTGTACCGGTTATGACCGATACAGTAGAAGGTATCAAATCTTGGAATAACTTCATTAAATGGTTAACTGATGATGTCGATGGAACAAAGAACCCAATCGATATCAAACTTAACAATGCAGCAATTACTACCGATGTTGTTAATCTTAATGGTACTATAGGTAATGCAGGTACTACTCCAACTGCAGACGAATGGATTGCTTCTTTAGAATTCGTAAAGGATTATGTAGATGTATATCAATTCGCTTGCTCTCATATTCACCAACACCTTACTAAAGACCCAGATGTACTTAAGGTACACAAGGCTGCAGTAGATATGGTTAAGGAATTGCAGGAGTATACCTATTATATCGAAGTACCTAAGTATACCACTCACTATACTCAAGGCGACCAGCCAAGAGATTTGAAAAGTATCAATACCTGGGTACAGACTTGCCTGGGTACTGTAGGTAATTCTAAGTATGTAGCTTACTTCGGTGGTGGTATTAAATACTACAACGAAGACGGTAACTTGGTAGATTCAGATGTACTGGGAACTATCTTTGGTTTGGGTGATGCTTCTGCAACTCAATTCGGTGTATGGAAATCATTTGCCGGAATGAACCGAGGTATTATTTATGATGGTAATGGTCCTGTATGTCCGAATTATGGTTCTCCTTCAAGAACTAACGAACTTAATGAGTTGGCTCAGAACTACGTAAATATCATTTGCGTAAAGGATGTACCTAACCAGGGTAAGAGAACTTTGTTATGGCATTGCTTCTCATCTCAGGTAAAACAAGATTCAGAAAGATTTCTGGCTATTGTAAGATTGAATCTGTATCTCAAAAAGAATCTTAGACCAATCCTAGAAAGATATTTAGAAGAACCCAATATCTGGAACACTTGGAATAAGATTTGGCTTGAGGTTAAACCTATTCTTGATGCCTGCGTAGATGGCGATGCTATGTCAGAATATACCTGGATGGGTGACCAAGATGCTAACTCATACAGTGAACTCTCAGTGAACAACGAACAAGATGTTCGTCAGGGTAAGTATAAAGCTATCCTGAAATATAAAGATATCGTACCAATGCAAGAAGTTACAATGTCAATCATTATTGACCAGGCTTCTAAGTCGGTATCAATTGTTGAAAACGAATAAAACTAAAAGACATGGGAGCAAAAGTAAAAAATCCGAGAAAGAAATTCCTTTGGAGTATCACTTTCCCTAAGCACCCAATCAATACCTATCTGTTCCAAACTTGTACTTTGCCAGATATTGAGATTGACCAGGTTGCTCATGGGGACGTTAACCGGGACGTTAAAACTGCCGGTAGAGTTACAGTAGGTAACTTAGTAGTAGGGAAGTTATTAACTACTGCAGGTTCAGATACATGGCTTCATGACTGGCTTTATTCATGCCAGGATATGATTGCAGGTGGTGGTTTGGTACCAAGCCAATACTGGGAAAATGTAATCGTAAACGAACTTGCCGAAGACGGAGTTTCTGTACTCAACACCCACTTCTTCGAAGAGGTATGGCCATGTAAGATTACAGGTTTAGACCTGGACCGAATGGCTTCAGAAAACACAATCGAAAGTATCGAATTCTCAGTAGGTACTGTCGATAAGTATTAAAAGCTTAGTCTATTTTCAACTAAGATTTTAGGTGGAGGGGTGGGATTCCTAAAAAGGGCTCACCCCTTTCTTGTTGTTATATCAGATACTATGGATTTAAGTAACTAATTAAATTAAAGAAATATGGAATTTAGAACTTGTGAATTTACAGCACCCTCCGGATTTAAGTATTCAATCCGTGAACAGAATGGAGCAGATGAGGATATTTTATCTAATCCTATGGACTCTAAGAACTTGATGAACCTTACCAAGTTTATTCAGGCAATCGTGGTAGATACGGACTTCACTCCTAACAGGAGACTTACGGTAGAGGATGCAGACCGTATCCCTTTGAATGACCGGTACCACATTATCTTCATGTCAAGGATCTTTTCCTTGGGAGAAGAGGTAGAATTTGAATATAATTGGGGCCAGGATGGTGGGTCAGTAACTTATGGTCAATCACTTCGGGAAATGGTATTCGAAGATTACGGAACATTACCTACAGAAAAGGAAATGGATGAAAAACCTAATGCTATTCCTTATTATCCTGAGCAGAAGAAACTCGTAGACTACGAAGTAGTATTATCTTCTGGTAAACAAGTTATGTTTGACTTGATGACCGGTGCAGGAGAACGTTGGTTGGTTATGTTACCAATAGAAAAACAAACCAAGAGTGCTGGCTTAATGGCAAGAAACCTAAGGCTATCAGTAGATAACAAATGGGAAAAGGTAGAAAACTTCTCTCTCTTTTCAGTAAGGGATATGGCTGAAATTCGTAAGGCAGTATTTACCTATGACCCAGTATTCAGCGGTAATACCGAAGTAGAAAATCCTACTACTGGAGAAAAGGCTGAATACCCAGTTATGCTGTCATCCTCTTTTTTCTACCTGACGGAAGCGTAGACCACCCGGGTACATTCACTTATATATGTAGAGCTGAGATAGTCCTTGATTATCTCAGCTTTTTGCGTCTTCCGTATCGAGAAAGAAAAAGATTTAAAGACTTAGCCGATGAATATTATGATAACCTAAAAAAGATTAAAAATAAATGATAAACAGTAGAAGCTTAGTTGAGGTCGGTGTTGCAATGGTATTAAAAGACCGATTCTCCAATGAAGCAGGCAGGATATCTAATTCATTCAGAACAATGATGAATGATATGAATACCTGGAATAGAGGTATTCAAATGTCTGCTGCTAATGCTTTTGATTTTGGAAAAGAGTTGGTTGGTGGTATGGCTAAAGCCTACCAATATTCTGCAGGAGTATACGACCAAGTATTCTTAGCTTCTAAGATGTCTGGAGCAAATGCTGCTCAACAGGCAAGGCTAATGCAAGTAGCCAAAGAAGTCAATGAGGTAACTCCTCTTACTGCTGCAGATATTGCATCAGGCGAAAGGTACTTGGCAATGGCTGGTAACAATGTAGAGCAAATCGAAAGAATGATTGGCCCTGCAGCTAAACTGGCTTCTATCTTTAGTATGCCTCTTGGAGAGAAAGGTGGAGTTGCTGACTTGATGACTAACATCATGCAGACCTTCAATATACCTTCTCAAAATGCTACTCAGGTAGTAGACCAATTGGCAACTGCAGTAACTTCTGCAAATATCTCATTAACCGACCTTGCACAATCTTTCCAATACTCAGGAGCCGAATTTAGAAATGCTAAAATTAGTATGGGTGATGCAGCTGCAGCCATTGGAGTACTTGGTAATCAAGGTATCCAAGCTTCATCTGCAGGTACTGCATTGGCAAACATGATGCGCTATTTAACACTTTCCGTAACCGGGCAGAAAAAAGCAGGTAGTACTATGCTAAAATCTTTAGGTATAGACCCGGCTTCTCTAGTGGATTCCCAAGGAAACCTTTTAAGGTTAGATAAGATTATAACCATGCTGGGAGATAAACTTAGAGGTAGAAGAGGTATAGATATATCTTCTGCTCTGTTCAATATCTTCGGAGTTCGAGGTACAAGAGCAGCATCTGCTTTACTTCAGGATTATTGGTCAGGTACCAATAAGCTTACTGAACTTATGGATAAGGTAAACTCAGCAAAAGGTACAGTAGAAAGTTTAACCCAAGAAAGATTACAAACTCCTGCAGGTATTATCGAACAGTTTAAATCAAACTGGGAGAACTTTGTAGTAACTGTAGGTTCTACCTTAGCTCAGGTATTTAATCCTTTACTAAAATTTGGTTCAGGTTTACTTAAGATAATCAATGATATCCAAGAAACTTGGGCTGGTAAATTCTTAGTAAAGGTAGTTGCTACTGGAGCTTTAGTTGGTACCTTGTATCAGGGGTTTAAGTTTATTTCTGGTACCATTAGGATGATTAGTACATTCCAAGCTTTAGCTACGGCAGAGACTGAAGGTATGGCTGCTGGTATGACTAAAACAAATGTTCAAGCTACTATCCTTGAAGGTCACCTTAGGAATATATCTGCCATGATGATGAGGATGACCGCCTTACAAATGGCTCCAGGTAAATTCTTTGCATTACCCATGGGAGGTACTGTAGGTAAAACCAAAAAAGGTACTGTAGTAGCCAGAGATTCACAAGGGAGATTTACTTCAATGAGTACACTTGCTGGAGCAGGGGCAGGAGCTGCAGTAGGTTCTACTGTAACTAGAACGGCAGGTCAACAGGTAGCTAAGAGAGGTGCTATAGGATTTGGTGCTAGATTACTTGGTAGTAGACTTTTGGGATTCTTAGGTGGTCCATTGGGATTAGCTTTATCTATAGGTATACCTTTACTTATAGAGGTAATCGGAGGCCTTACAAATTCTGTAGATAAGAATACTGAAGCTTTAAACTCTGATGATAATAAAGCTTCTATTCAAGAAAGAAACCAACAGGCTTTTGTTGAGGCAGTTAGGTCTGCAATCAGAGATGGCTTCAAGGATTCAAGAATTAATATCTCAGTAGATGGAGAACCAGTTGGAGATTTTGCTCCAGGTAATTCATCTGATTTTACTGGTATAGCTTTAGGAATAAACTAAAACAATTATGGCAAGAATATTGAATCAAATAGCAGGTGGGGTTGTTGAAAAGTATAATGACCTTACTCGAGATTCTGCTGGAGTTCTTACTGGTCCTTTAAATAAACTTTGGAGGGCCAGGATTTATTTAAATAGGGCTACATCTACTTTACCTAAAGACACCGCAGATAAAGGAAAGATATATGACCCTAATAATCCTTTTGGACCAAGAGCTACATCAAAGAATCCCAAAGTAAACCAAAGGATACAAAACCAATATCGGATGGAATTAAAACATCAGGTAGAGGGTGGAGTTCCTTTTGGCTATGAAGAGATGGACCCAGCTAAGGGTAATTCCGTAAATAAGAATAAAGAACTTTTTATGGTAATGCCCGAAGTTCGTAATATGAACCAAGTAGTAATATATAATTTGGTATCAACACCTTATCAATATATCACTCTTCAAAATAGACCTCCCTCTATTGACTTCCGAGGAGAAACTACTTGGGCTACCATTAAATCAATGGGACGTAATACTCCCATGTATCATTACACTGGAGCAGAGGACATAATTCAATTCAATGTATCTTGGTTCTGTAATGACCAAGAAAATCCTGAAGAGGTAATCACTAAATGTAGATTACTTGAGATGTGGTCTAAGGCAAACTCATATCAGGCAAGCCCACCAATACTAAAGATTGAATGGGGTAATTCTGGTATATTTGAGAACCATCAGTATATACTTACTTCAGCAACCTATACCTTAAACAATTTTCGAAATGCTTCAAGGACAAGGGTTGCAGGTAAATCATGCGAGATTGATGATTTGAAATTACTTCCTGCAGCTGCAACTCAAGAATTAATCTTCAAGAGAGTAAGTGCTTATAACTTATCCTATGCAGATATTGTAAGTGAAGAAACTCTAAAGAAAACGAAAGGAATAAGTTTATGATAGACTTAAATCAATACTTAACTGGAGCTAGCCCCTATGATGGAGCAGTAGCTCTTAAATATGATGATGGGGATTATTCCTTAGAAACAATCCCACCCTCGGTTCCATATACAAATAACGATAAGCAACATACGGTAATGGATGGAGAAACCTTGCAGAACATTGCTTATCGTTATTATGGTGATTCTGGGAAATGGTATTTAATAGCTGAGGCTAATAATATCCTAAACCCTTTTGCAGAACTTGAACCCCATAAGTTAATACGAATACCAATGTATGGCAACTAAGAAACCTAATCAACCAATTCTTTATAATGGAACAGCAACACCTTATATGGCACTGTTCGATTCTGGAGGTATGCCTATAATGAATGTAATTACAGGTATACCTCTTGGCGCTTATATAAGTAATTGGAGCTACAAATATGATGAGGAGAAGGAGAACTTAGCAACCATCACATTTGATACTGGAGACCCAGATACAGTAGATATCCCAGAACTCCAGGAAGGCTCTATTATTTATCTTCAGTGGGGATACATATATCCAGATGGCCAATTTATTTCAAGCCCAATACGAAGTATCAAGGTAAGAGATTTAGATTGTGTATTCGATTCTACTGGTACTCATGTGACATTAAAGTGTATAGATACAGTTGGAGATTTAAGATTCCAACCACCATACACTTATTCGGATTTATCAGAGTATAGCTTATCTAATTTTTTAGATAAGGGTTGTAACAATGATATCGGTGTAATCATAGAAATATTTCAGTAATGGCTAAACAAGTAATAAGTAATAAAGTCTACGAGTCACTACAGGTCCCGACAGAACAGAGTCGAAATACTGTTGGAAAGATACTTTACTCTAATAGTTTTAGTGGAGTAGCTCAAGTACCTATGCCAGCAGATTTGAAGGCTCTGATAGATAGTGACTTAGGATTAATAGGTAATAACATCTTAGTTCAATTAGAACAGAAAATGAAAGGTTATCCTAATGGTCCTTGGTATATTGATTCTCGAGATGGTGTAATTTATATTCATAATCGAAAGTTTACCCAAGAGCCAGAATATAATTATATATACCAATCCGAAAATGGTGAGGTACTCAAGGTATCATTTACCATGCAGAATGTAAAGAAAAGAGTTAAAGCAATTCTATCCCAAACTGTAGACTCCGATGAAAAGGATATTATTGTGGGTTCTACTGGTATTCAAGAACCAGACAAGGATAAAGAACAGATAACCCCTAAACGGGATAAGCCCGTAACTCCTCAAGATAATATCGAAGTAGTACCTTCTTGGGATTATAATACGGGTCAGAATTTCGGATTGGGTCACCCTAATACTCAGGCTGAATTTGTAGATAATCAGAAGAGAGCAAAGGGTTTTGCTGTTCCAAATTTAAAAACTCTGAGAGAAGCTAATTCAAAAGAACCATTACCTACTCCGGGCCAATCTTTTAATGCTAGTAAAGAGGCTAAGCTTAATCAGATGTCTGTTGAAGATTATCAAAGAGCTATATCAGAAGTAGAGAGAACTTTACCTGCTGATAAACGAGCTATACTTCAACAAATTAAGAAAACCTGTAAGACTGGTAAATCTGCTGAAAGTAATCTAAAACAATATTTTGAAGCTGAGAAATATGTATTTACTGGTGATGAACAGATAAGGTATATGGCTGAAGAATATATAGACCCTACTGAGTATGACCCAGAAGGTTATAGGATAAAATCGGGTAGAGCTATGGGTGGTTTAGAATACCAAACTAGTTATTCTAGTGCTTGGGATAGAGGTTATGGAGCTATGCAAAAAGACCCCAATATTGTTGAGGTATCTTCAACCGATACTCAACAATATAATTTGGGTTATGGTAATATGGGTAAGAAAGTAAAAGTACGCCGTTGGAAGAAACACGATTTATCAGTACCTCTATACAAGTTATATCACAACTTATTTAGTAGATATGGTGGAGCAGATAAATATATTTGGGCTATGAATGCTAATGCTAATGGTGGTCTTAAAACTACCGAAAGAAAACTTTCTTGTCAAATCACCGTAGTTGGTAGACCTTCATTACAATCTTCTCAGGTAATTTTTTTAGGGAATGTAGGTAAACGTTGGTCTGGGTATTGGTATATTAAATCAGTACAACATTTGATGGATGCAGGTCAGGGTTATCTATGCACTCTAGATTTGATTAAGAATAATGCTCGAGATGGACAGATAACTGCTAAGTCTCACCTAAGTACTCAGGATATTGTAAGCAATGATGCTGCTTCCGGTGCTAAAACCCCGTTCGGTAAAGATAAGAAAAAATCTGGGCCTGACTCTAGTATTAACTTTAACTTTACTAATAATGAAGTAACTTATTTTGTTGAAGCTTATATGGACCCAGAAACTGGTAAAATGGTAGACCCAAAAGGTGCTGGAAAATTTTTATTTAATAAGCTTTATACGGATGAGATATATGCTAAAGACCCAATGGCTATAGCTGCTGGTACTGTACAAACTGAGGGCAATATGGTATATTCTGACGGTATTCTTAAACCGGGTAAAGTTACGGTAAAATGGGTAGACCCAAGTAAGATTACCCCAGAGATGAAGGCTAAGTATAATTTTGATTGGATTAACTATGCTGAGAAGATGTACATTCAGTATAATAAAAACAAAAATAAGTGAATAATGTACTCAACTGCTAAATTGATAACAGAAGAAGGCCTCGAAGGATTGGGTAGATATTACTCAGTCTATCGAGGCATTGTGGTAGATAATGATGACCAAGAGAAACATATGAATCGTATCAAGGTATGTTGTCCTGAAGTAATGAGTGGCATTATATCTTGGGCTTACCCAAAGAGTCAACATGGTTCTATCAACAATGGTTTTAAGTTCTTAGCTCCTAAGATTGGTGATATAGTATTTGTTACTTTTGAGTTTGGAGACCCAACTAAACCCCTATGGGAATATCATGGTTGGGCTTTAAATCAAATACCAAGCCCTTTAGATGGACCAAACAAAATGGGTATTATTACTCCAGAAGGCAATGTAATAGTTCTAGATGATGATAATGGTAAACTAACCATGTACATCAATGGAGACATTGGAGTTACTGCAAAAGGTAACATATCTATCCAAGCTCAAGGAGACGTAAGTGTAGGTTCTGGTGATACAGTAATCTTAAACAAGGGAGAGAATCAAGGAGTAGTTAATATTAAAGAACTAACCGAAAAGCTAAACCAAACTGTTCAAGAACTAGAATCACTTAGAGCTCTATTTAATTCTCATGTACACTCTGGTGTAACTACTGGACCAGGTTCTTCGGGTCCTACTGTAACTCAAGCAAGTAAACCATTCTCGGAATTTAAACAAGAAGATTACGAGGATACTAAATGTATACACTAATGGATAATTACTTTACTGACATAATAGGGAAAGGGGTGACTTTCCCTATTCAACTAAGTAGAAATGAAAAGGGTGAAACTGGATGGTATCCGGTTAATGGAGATATGGAGTTAGTAAGAAATAATATTAACTCTATCCTATATTATATGATAGGCCAGAGATTTCGACAGGAAAACTTTGGGAATCGCTTATGGGAATGTATAGAAGAGCCAAATTCACAAGCCCTGAGTTTTATTATTAAAGAGTTTATAAAAACTGCAATTGGTACCTGGGAACAAAGGTTAACCTTTAAAGGTATCAAGGTTGCTAGAGTTGATGCAAAGGTAAATATAGAAGTAGAATATTCTATTAATGGTACAGGCTCTAGCCAATATCTATACCTTACCTACAACAACTTAGATAATTCATTAAATACAAAATAATATGGGAATCACTAATAAATGGCTTAACCCTTATCAGAGGTCTTATCAACAGATTAAGGCCAAGCTGATAGAATCTCTTATGGGTATAAAAGACAGAGAGGGGAATGTACTCATAACAGATTACTCGGAAGGAAATATATTAATCATTATCCTTTCATTATTTGCGGCTATTGCCGAAGTTCTTCATTACTACATTGATAACATGGCAAGGGAAACCTTTTTACCTACTGCCAGAAAGTATGGTTCAGTAGTTAAGCATGGTGCCTTGGTAGATTATCATGCAAGAGGTGCTATTGCTGCATCGGTAGACTTAATGATATCAAGGGATGTATCTGGAGATTCCATTGGAGCTAAGTTAACTATACCTGCAGGTACTTTATTCACAGACCAGTCAGGGAACAAATGGTTATCTACTAGAGATGTAGTTTGGTATTCAAATGTGACTGATTGTAAGGTACCAGTAGTACAGCATGAGTTATACACTGAAAGTCAGGTTAATGGTATGGTTATACCATCCGAAGAAAAATTAAGAATTACTCTCGGTACTTTACCCAATGGTAAATACTATGAACATGGAACTATGAACATGAAGATTGGTGGAGAATCTTGGGTATTAGTAAATACCTTCGCTTATTCAAAACCTACCGATAAGCATTTCATGGTAGTAGTAGATGAATCTCTAACTCCTTATATTACCTTTGGAGAGGGTTTATATGGTAAGAAACCCGCTGCTGGTGCAAAGATATCTGATTTAACTTTTTACCTTACATCTGGTAGTAACGGTAATGTTAAGTCTGGTACCATTACCTCAGTACCCTCAGTAATATCCTCTTCAGTATCTGATGCAACTGTAAGTAATACTTATAATGCAGGTGGTGGCTCTAACTACGAAAACTTTGGTATGCTCAAAGAACATATACCCTTGAGTGTTAAGACTATGGGAGTAGCTGTTACTAAACAGGACTTTGTAGACTTGGCTAAACTAGTAGATGGAGTTAGTAAAGCTAAAGCTGAATATGAATGCGGTAGAAAACTTATTGTATACATTGCCCCAGATAATGGGGTAATTGCCAATTCTTCCATGATTAAGAAGGTATATGATATCTTACATCAGAATTCACCTCTTACTACTTGGTTAACTGTCAAGTCGGCAGGTAAAGTTAATATTATACTGGATATCGAAGTTACTGGTAAGAAGTCATATAAGACCTCAGAAATTCAATCTCAAATACTCAGTGCTTTATTTAATGCTTACTCACCAGAGAGTTCGGATATTGGCGGTAGTGTAAGAATCTCAGATATCTATGCACTCATTGATAACTTGGAATCAGTAGATTACCTACACTTAAAGAAATTCTATACTAAACCTTGGCCTACAACAATCTATGGTAACAAAGAATTAATCCTTGGTCAATTCCGATTGGATGAAGCTAACGGTTCTATGGACTATTTTATATCTTTCTCTTCAGGAACTATGTTTACCATCAAGTCCATAAAAGGAGGTTTTTCTTATGAGGGGAAAGTGGGTAAGACTACACAGATTCGAGATAATATAAATGGATTTATCTTTGCTCTTGATATCCAGAATAATGGTTATCAATCGGGATTCAGGTATACCATAACCATTGCCGAACCAAATAAAGATTATACAGACCCAGGTTATAATATCCCGGTATTCGAAGATTCAAGTCAGTTAACACTTAAAGTAAATGAAACAGTATAAGCTTATGATAAATCTTAAAAACCTAATTGATTTCTTACCATTTGAATTTAAGGAGCAAGATACTTATAAAGTCAATGGTAAGGGTATATTAGAAAGATTTCTAGAAATATGCGGTTCATACTTCCAAGATAATATTACTTCTGATATTGATAATATTCTAGATTTAATCGATATCGATAAAACTCAACAGAGGTATTTAAATTACCTATGGGAGTTCTTGGGAGAATTACCTTTTGCTAGAACAGGAGAACATACAGGAGTTCCTAATTTAAGTGATGAACAGATTCGTACAATTTTAAAGTACTCAATCTCATTACTTAAGATTAGAGGCTCAAGAAAGTTCTTCGAGATTCTTTTTAATATGTATGGGTTAACATGTACCATTGTAGACCCAACAGATGGAGAGATGGATAAGTGGGAAAAGGTAGACCCATTATATGATACGGATTATTCCAGGTATGATAAGTACAACTATGATAAGATTTATGGTTGTGCTCAATGTATCCAGGTAGATATCAATATTGGTGGCCATGACTTTACATCTCCAACTAAAGAGTTCAAGGCTTTCAAACAATCAATCGATAAATTATTCGATAGGTTCTTACCTTACAATGTATCTGGGAATATTAAATACGGTTTTGACTTAGCTTACAATTATAAGATAGTTGCAGAACCTCTGATATCTCCGGTAAAGATTGTAACTGGTCATATTACAGAAGTACCTATTAGAGTAACTGTAACTTCGGATTATGATGATGCAGACCTAAGGTATCAGGTAACCGGATATGACCCCTCAAAAAACAAGTGGAGCTCTAAGCTATATGAAAGTGGTTCTATCTTTTATGCAAAGAAGGGTGACCAAAGATATTACTTCAGAAGCGTTGGAGATACTTCGGTAACTACTTATGTAGATGTGGGTTTGGAATACTACACTAAGTCTTATCATATCTATGCAGACTTAATAAGTGGTGGTACCGATTTAGATAACTTGGTAATCACTGGTAGTAATACTAAGATTGAAGTTAAAGTTACTGCTAATTTGAATTATCAAGGTAGTATTAAACCGGTAGGTGTTCAGTTAATAAATACACATGAAATTAAACCTTCTGGTTCTACTTGGGAAATAGTTTCTGCAGGTACTTACGAATTTGTTATTGCAGACTTCCCGGCAAAGAGGATAATCTTAAAGGTTACTTCAATAGCTACTAATTATACTGTAATATGTGAACCTCGAAATGTAAACATTACTAATTTAGAATCATCTAAGATAACTATTCGTTCCTCAGACCCAAATGAAAATACTACTGATTTGATTGCCGTACTTACTACAGACCCAGGAGTATTGGTTAGGAATGGTTCTAGATGGACTCCCACTAAGGTAGGTACATTCTTATTCAGGTGTACCAAAGATACTTCTGGTAATTCTGCAAATTATGGTACAGTAGTTGCTTACAAATTGGGATACACAATTACTTATGGTATTGGGGTATCTAATAAGAAGCTTAACTTGAATGCTCAAGGTACTGCTTCTATTAAATTATTCCTTACTTCTGGTATCTATTATTCTACCTTTGAAAGTGCTAACCTATATTCATACTTCAATGATACCATAAATGTATACAGAAAGAATACCTCGGGTGCTTGGGTAAAATTAGGGGATGTAGAATTAGAAGATAGATATGTAGAAGGTCCAGATTTCTATTATGGTAAAAGTATAGATTATCTATTTAATGAAGCTGGTACTTATAAGTTTGAATCCGTAGGAGACCCAACTAAAATAGTAGAGGTAGAGGTATTAGAATATGTACCTGTACCAGAATCTTACTTATGGTTAGAACCTATGAATTCAGATGATGAGAATTGGTATGAACTAGAACCTTATTCTCCAACAGAATCCACTAAATATATCAAGGCTGGTTATCAATTAACCAAGAATCAGAATTGCCAATTCTATTTAAGATATGGAGATGGTGGTAGTCAGATAACTGGTATTACAGTAGAAGGTTTATCCGAAACTTATAGTTCGAATATCTTAATTACCTTTGATACTGCTGGTACCTATAAATTTTATTATCGAGGTTCAGTAGTAACTTTAACCGTAAAAAAAGTAGTACCTCAGTATAAATTAACTCTTAATCCTGTAAGTGCAGAACTAAGTAATAGTGTACCAGAAGTATCTACTATCGTAACCTGTACTTCAGATACTGGGGATTCTGGCGATATAATTTATGAGACGGTTCCTGATGTAGTTCATCCAAGCCCTTATCAATTCTTTACTAATTTACCAGGTAAACATACTTTCTATGTGAAAGATAATCCTACAGTCAAAGTAGTATTTTTAGTAAACCTGTTGGATGTAGTTGATAAGACAGAACTTACTTGGGAATCCAATGATATTTCGGAACAAGGTATTAATATATTAGTTCCGGAAGGAACAGAATGGTCACTTAAAATAGAATAAACAAAATGGAAAGCAGCTCTTTTAACACATTATTTAAAACTGGTATCATTGGATTCACTTCTGAATGTTATGCCATTATCTTTAATTTGAGGTGGATGATTTTATTAGCCTTTGTACTAATACTTACAGATTTTTGGTTTGGGATATCTGCAAGTAGGGCAAAGAAGATTGAAATAAGAAAATCTAGAGCCGGGAGAAGAACTCTTAATAAAATCATTGATTACCTGTGTTACATCTTACTGGGTGCCGTAATAGGTAAAGCCATCGGAGAACCTTACGGATTAAATCCAATAACAGTATCTATAACGGTAATGGTATTATGTTACTGTTTCGAGATAGATAGCATTTATAATCACATCTGTACTCTACATGGTGTAGAAAAGAAGTATAGTATCTGGTCTATCTTTTGGAAATTAATAACCTTCAAGTTCAAGGCTGTAGGAGAGGCTTTCCAAGATATGAAAAACCAATCGAAAGAATATAAGAGTAATAACAATAACGAAGATACATTATGAAAACGTATTTTGATTATGAAGGTATAATAAAGTCTAAGGATGCAGCTGAAGCAATAGCTGCCCCAGTTGGTATAGGCCCCTTTTGTGGATTCGGTTCTGCAGTGATAAATAACAATGCTATCACAATATCCCCAAATGGAGAACCTACCTCACCGGCTTACCTGGCAATGAAGGATAGAATTATTGCAAGGTATATGACTAAGGCTTCGGATTCTGGAGAAGGTCCTGAAGTTAATTTCGGATGTATTGCCAGGGATGGTATGATATTTATATCGGATGCTGCAACAATTAGTATCCCAAATATCGAAGGTTCTAAGGGTAGTAATGAAGATGTGATTGTATTTGCATATCATACTCCTTTGGAAGAACCAGTACAGAACCCAGTACAATTCAGAGCTTTCTGGAATGAATCAAATTCCTTCTACAGTTTGTATAAGAAGTCGGTAGACCCCTTATATCCAAGTGCTAAGGAGTCTAGAAACTTGTCAAAAACAAACGTATTAGAAGATACAGAATTAACTTATGAGTCACTAGCTAGTAGAGCTATGGCTTCGGTAGCTCAAGGCTTGGTAGACAAATCATCCATGATACTGATAGGTATTTATGGTCAGGGTATTAACTTTATAGATAATACAGTAGAGAAATATTCTATTGTCCCTTATGGGGGAAGATTCCCCCAACCAGTAGAATATAATACTGCTATCCATGGTATGCAACAATCTAATGTAGAAACTCTCTTACGGTTATTACAGGGATTCCCTAATTTTGATATTAAGGCTTATATTGATGAAAAATTAGGTAGTAGTAATAGTGTGGGAGGCTCAAGTATACCGAGAGGATTAATTGCTATGTGGAATGGTACTCAGATTCCTGATGGCTGGGCTTTATGTAATGGTCAGATTGTAGATGATTTACAAACTCCAGACTTATCTGGTAAGTTTATAGTAGGTTGGCAATCTGGTAATGAGGATTATAATCTTATTGGTAATACTGGAGGTAAAGATAAAGTTACATTAAGTGCTACCGAGATACCTGCTCATAACCATGAATTTCAAGATGCCTATTTTTGTGAAGCTTTTTCAGATATGGTTGCTCCCAATGGTACGAAATGGATTGGTAATAACCTTACTGGTGCCAGATCTTCCGATAGAGATAATTCCTATGTATCCCTGTGGAATCATAATACTCTTGATACTGGTGGAGGACGAGCTCATGAGAATAGACCTCCTTATTATGTACTAGCATACATTATAAAACTATAATAATGTGTAACTACTTGTAACAATATCAATGAACTTTTAATTTATGAATTGCTTAACAATTGGGATAGGGACGTTGGGAAACGCCCCTTTCTTTTTGTGTTTAGTAATGCAGTTCTTCTTTGGCTTTCTCTTCCCAGTATTGGATATCCGCCTTTAGTTCACTAATATACTTGATAGAATTCTTAGTTCGAGGCATATCAAAGAACTCTACTAAAAGTATATTGGTAATTCTCCCTGACTCAGGCATACGTTCTTTAATATAAGGTGGAGGAGTTACTAATACCTCGAATAACATATAGGCATCTGAAGATAGATTAGCTTTCATATAATCATAAAGCAATTCCAACATATCTTCTTTGGCTTTAGCTTCTTCTTCATCATCTTCAAGCTCCTTATCATTATCAAATAAATCCTCAAGCTTAAATAAGTTCTGATTATATTCTGCAACCTCTCCATAGGCAAATCTCAGAAGCTTATTTTTAAAAGTAGCTAGAGATGATAAGATTCTTGCTTTAAGATGTTCTTCACTACAAGTACCGTAGTACTTATTAAAAACAAATAACATTTTATCCCAGAAATAAGAAGATATTATATCTGGAGTAAGGTTGAATCTTTTGTAATCTATCTGTTTGGTTAGGTTCCTAATAACAGGTTTACAAACTTTATACAACCTATTAAACATTGCTTCATCATAATCCTGCATAGGTTTTAATCTGTGCAGTTCTGAACCATTATTACCGTTGGTCTTTCTCATATCTTTATAAATATTTCGTTAATGCAAATATATAAATTTATTCATTATATAATATAAGAATATTAAAATATTTCACCGAACGGCTGAGGATTAGAAGACTAGATACTGTGGACATGAGTTCAGAACTATATGGAGACTATCAAAATCTATTAGTTATTATATTGCAATATATTAATGTATGAAAAAAGATAAAATCAAATTTTCGTTCGACCCGAGTTTCCAATTAGAGATACTCCGGTTCATTATTCAAGATAAGGAAGGAGGTTTAGTACTGGGAAGATTAAAACCCAGTTACTTAGTTCTTATTGAGCATTCCTTAATATGTGAGGGTATACTTAAGTACTTTAAGAAGACAAAGAAGATACCATCTCAAAATGTATTAAAGGAAGTGATAAAGGAAATGCTAGAATCCAAGGCTTATGTAGACTTAGTAACTAAGGATGACATACCAACTATTGAGAGAACCATTAAAAACCTCTATTCAATTCAATTATCGGATTCCGAATATATTAAGGAGAAGATTTATAAGTTCTCTACTTATGTTGAGATGAAGAACTTGAATGATTCATTCGACTTAGATAACTTCGAACAATACGAGGAATATTCTAAAAAGATTGAGAAGGTTCTTCAAAAGAGTAAGCCTAAGAAAGAGGATGAACCTTTATATATGATTCGAGATGTTACGGAGAGACAATTTAAAAGACAATCAGAACCTTCAGTAGTTCCCTGTCCGTTTAGGCAATTGAATGATTTGACCAATGCTGGTGGATTCCCAGTTGCTTCAGTAAATGTAATTCTGGATAGACCAAAGGCAAAGAAAACATTCTTCATGGTAAACCTTGCAAGAGGATACCTAAGAATGAAGAAGTCAGTATTATATATAGATACAGAAAATGGCCAAGAACAAATCATGGACCGTTTCATTCAATCAAGTATCAATAAAACAAAGAAGGAATTATATTCCGGAGATTACGATAAACTCGAAGCTAAGCATTTAAGGAAATTGGCAAGATTTGGAGTTGAATTGGTAGTTGAAAGAGTACCTGCATTGATTACTGACTGCAATTATATAAGAGAAAAGATATTAACTCTTAGAAGCCAGGGAATTGATATTAAGGTATTAATGGTTGATTATGCAGGTAAGCTTGCATCATTAGCCAAGGATAAAGAGGATTTCGATAGAATCTCGAATGTATATATTGACTTACAGAACTTAGCAGAGGAACTACACTTAGATATTATATGGACTGCTCATCATATTACAAGGGAGGGTAAGAAACATAGAACTACTAAATACGATGAGAATGATATCTCAGGCTCAATTGCAATTGTTCGTAATGCTCAATTTATCATGGGTCTTAATTGTACTGGTCAAGAGGAGAATGATAATATCCTTCGAGTTGAGATTGTAGTACAAAGAGATGGTCTTCCTTCGGGTAGAGCTTTATTCAAATGTGATGTCGAAAGACAAAGATGTACAGAATTTACTAAAGAACAACGAAAGCAATATGATGAACTTTATGGAAAACATCTCGATGAGCAATTTAAAAAGAAAGATAATCCAGATGCTGATTCCAAGAAAAGAGCTAATAACTGTGGAGATATCTAGATATGAGTAAATTTAAAGATAATGTACCAGGATTTCCAGGTTACCATGTAACTAAGGATGGAAAGGTATATTCTATGAAATGTAGGAGTGGTAAGAGACCCAAAGCTTTTAAACTTAAGCCGAGGTTGAGTGGTAATGGTTATTATAGGATTGGCTTATATAAGGATGGTATTAAATATGAAAGAAGACTTAATAGGTTAGTAGCTATGATATACATACCTAATCCCGATAACTTGCCTTTAGTATGTCATAGAGATAATAACCCCTTAAACAATAAAGTAGAAAATTTATATTGGGGTTCTATAGAAGATAATATTAAAGATAGGGAAGATAGATATGAAATGGGGGATATTATAAGGCATAGATTAAGAACCGGTCTTCATAGGGATATGGTTAAGGTATGCGTTAAATATCTTAGAGGTTTGGGTTATTCTTGGAAAGATATTCGGATAGCTTTACAATTAGGTAGAGGATCCATAGAAAAATATAAGAAATTATGAGAATATGTAAGAAGTTAAAAGAGGTTTGGGAGACATATAAATGCAAACTTGGTATTCATGATTGGGTAACCGAGCATTGGTGGGAAACCCGACAGAAACCTCGAAGAGCTATATTTTCACACAAAGGAGGTAGAAAGAGGGCTCAGTATTATAATAAGTATTGTACGAGAACCTATTGTAGAATCTGTGGTAAAAAGAAAAAGAGGAATGAGAACTAAAAATGTAGAAGTAGTAAAAGACAGATGGACTGATGGATTAGCTTTAGAAATATCTCATAATGGTTGGCAAACAACTTCTATCAGTAACTTAGATGTTGAGGATTTGAAAAGAATCCGAAAGGTAATTCGTAAAGCAATTAGAAACCATGAAAATAACAAATCAGTTTAAGTCTAGACTTAAGACTTACTTTATTAAAAGACTTGGAGCATTTGATTATAAACATGGCTGGATGAAACTCCCAGTATGTCCTTACTGTCACAGAGAATTAAAAATGGGAGTTAACTTATCAATGTATAGAACCAATTGCTTTAGATGTAATGAACATCCGAATCCTTCACAGTTGGTTATGGATATAGAAGGATTCGATACTTATCACGAACTTATAAATTTCTTAAACAATGGACAATTCGAAGAACTTGAATTTCACGATGAGAAGGTTGAACTTGCCAAAGCTAAACCTTTGTATTTACCAGATAGTTTTAGACTCCTTAGTATCGGAGATTCACAAATTGCAAGGAGCATTAGAAGCTATGTCAAAGGCCGCGGATTTAGTATCGAAGAGTTGTCTAAGCATGGAATTGGCTATGCGACGAAGGAACCTTTCTTCGGATACCTTATTATACCGTTCTATTATCATGGCCAACTCAGGTATTATAATGCCAGAAAAGTTATCGGAAACGGTCCTCGGTATAATAACCCCAACAAAGATATCACAGGCCTTGGAAAAGAATTTATCATATTTAATTATGATGCGTTGGAGATGTATAGGTCGGTATACATCTGTGAAGGTGCACTCAATGCCCTTACTATTGGAGATAGAGGAATTGCCACAATGGGTAAAGCTATATCTGGATATCAAGTCAATGAATTACTTAAATCCTCATGCGAAAGATTTATTATATTGCTGGACCCAGACGCCAAGAAATACGCAATCAATCTTGCGCTCAAACTTGTTGCCTATAAAAAAGTCAAGGTGGTGTTTTTACCAGAAGGAAAAGATGTAAACGATTTAGGCAGAAAAGAAACTCTTAGGTTAGTATATCAAACAAGGTATCAAAGTTATCAAGATTTAATTCAAATCCGAAACTCTTTGGAGTAAGGATTACCTATTATATTATATAACTTAAAATATTAATGATATGATGAAGATAATCGATTATGTAGTTAAGACTTCAATAGTTTTGGCTGCTCTTTTAATTATGGGATATTTCTTCCCAGTTGTAAGTTGGTTTGAAAAACCCCAACCAAGGAAGAATATGGTTTTCAGATGTGAGATGGTTGATGGTAAAGTTAGGGATTATACTTTAAACTTACCCGAAAATGTTACTTGGTATGTAGGTACCAATAGAGGTTCATATTATGTATCATTTGGTTCTCCCACTAAAAACCTTTATGGGAAGAAATGCCCAATGAATAATAACGAGGGTTGTATTAATGGTGTTTTAGTTTGTAATAGAATAAAATGAGAGAACCCAGTATTCACATTACTAAGTCTCAATTTGAGGAAATATTAAATACCTTAGAGGTAGATAACTTCCCAGTTGAGGCTTTTTTTGTTATTGCACGAAAAGAGGCAATAAATACTAGAGCAGTGGTTGTTTCTAATAAAGGGACAACTAAGAAAGTAACTAACATATTACTAGCATCTAAGGGTAATGCTTCCCTTGTTGCCGATATATTATATGCTACTCGTATAAAGCTTAAGCATAGAGGAGTTCGTAAAATAAACGAAAGTAATACAAGGGAATGGGCTTTATGTAAAAAGCTTGCTGAGATATGTAATACCTTTTGTGAGGATTTTAAATTTGATACTCGGGAAGGATTTATTAAATACATTGAGACTGGTTTAAAGAGGATGACAGATTATCGTAATGTTATGCAAAGGTTAATATCCATGCAGGATAACATTACTAATCAAACAGAAGCCGAGATTAAATTACAGTCAGCAGATTTAGAACTCACTGCTAAGGTACATGATTACTTTGTAAGTAAGATTGCTAAAGCAACTGGTATATATGAATCATATGAAAAGAATCCTGAAAAGTATGTTCACTTTGCTTATGTAGCAGCCTTCTTAGAGGAAGAAGGTTGGGATTATAAGGATTTCATAGATGCTCAGTTTGAATCTCTAGCATGGTGTAATGGTCTACCAGATATTGCTCAGTTATATACTGATAAAGCAGTAGAAAGGTATAATAAGTATTTATATAAAAATAAGAATAAAAAATCCTTAGAGGAACCTCAAGTTGAAGGCTCACTCTGGGATAAGATTAATAATTAAAAACATAACGTTATGAAAGCTTTAAAATTTTTAGGTAACAGAGTAGAGGATGCAGCAAATGCTTTTATTGATGTCCTCAAGTATTCAGACCAGTCGGTAGACTATCCAGATTTCAAGGATATCGAACCTTGGCCAGATGAAATTGTTGATATGTTTAAAGATGCACTAAAGGATAAACCTTTTTCCGAGATTAGTGCTATCTTGATGTATACCCAACAGTCATCAAGGTTTGACCCAATTGCAGAGTTAATGCTTGGTATTGGTTTGGTAGAAATGAGACACTACGACAAGTTATCAGATTTTCTACAAAAGGCAGACCCTTATGAACAGAATCCGGTTATGGATATCTATCCTAAAGTGGAAATGGGTTTTTCTCCTGAAAGTGCTTTGAAGATTGCCTTAGATTCGGAGATAGAAACTATCGGTCATTACAAGAAGATTATGAATAACGTAGCCTTACACGATGACCGGGCAGATTATGATGATGTAATGTACTTATTGAATAAGTTGGTTGCTGATGAGGAACATCATATTAAACTTCTCAAGGAAGCAATGGGAATGGATAAAGCTACTAAAGGTGTAACGGTAATTATCAAATGAGTAAGATAATAATACAAAACGGAAATATGTGCGAACTTGATTTACCTCTTAAGTTCGCACAGAAACTCTACCAGGAATTTTCAGTTAGACATCCTAATGCTTTCTATTTACGTACAAGGCAAAGAGGTATGCAGAACTGGGATGGTAAGATACATTATATAAACAAGCATGGTGAGTTTAAGATAGGTTTTCTTCCAGCAGTATATGAAAAGTGTATTGAGTATGGAATTAAACCTAAAGTTGTAGATATGCGACAACCTTTACCTAAAGTCAGTAAAGTTGTTACGAAGATAGGAGAATATAAATTAAGACCAGAACAAGAGAAGGCTGTTAAAGCAGTAATCAATAATAAGGTAGGTAAAGTACCTTTCCAAATTGGAGTTTTAGATTACACTGTTAATGCAGGTAAAACTCTTATCATGTCATCTCTTTATTTATCCTATAAGAAGCAGTTAAAGACTTTGCTAATAACTAATGACTCTGATTGGTTGAATCAGGCTAGAGAAGAGTTTAAGCAATATCTCCCGGGAGAGAATATCACTTTTGTTCAAGGTAAGGTTTTAAACTGGAGTAACTTTACGATTGGTATGGTTCAATCTATTTCTCGAAATATGAGATTCTATCAACAGGAATTATCTAAGATAGATATGGTTTTGGTAGATGAGGCAGACCAAGGTGGAAGTAAGCAATATCAAAATGTACTTACTCGTTTATTTAATACCAGAGTTCGTATAGGATTATCAGGTACCATTTATATGAGTAAGCTTGCCAAAGATAAGGTTAAGAATATGAATCTTGAAGGATTCTTTGGCAAGGTAGTTGCTGAGTTTAAACTTAAGGATTCTATCAAGAAAGGTTACTCAACTAAAACAATCGTAAAGATGGTACCCAGTAAACCTTGGTATGGTAATTGGGAATCCGATTGTATATCTTATAAAGAGATATATGATGATTCTATTACCTTGAATAAATATGCCAGAAGAATGGCTTATGCTCGGTTAAAATGGAATATTAACCAAGGTAGATATCCTGCACTTGTAGTATGCAAGCATATTGCACATTGTGAAAATCTATATAAGTTCTTTAAAAAGAAACTGGGCGATGCCTATAATATTTCCTATGTACATGTTAATACTCCTTCTAAGTTAAGACAACAAATAATGAAGGATTTTAGGGAAGGTAAGATAGATATCCTGGTATCAACTACAATCATTGCTCGAGGTAAAAACTTTCCTAAGCTTAAGTACTTACTCAATACCGCAAGTATGGATTCACAAGAAAAATCCATTCAATTCCTTGGTCGTTTGGTAAGAACCGATGAATCTAAAAATAAGGTATACCTTGATGATCTTCATTATCCTGGAAATTACCTTAGCCGACATGGCAGACATAGGAAACAATATTATCAAAAACAAGAATTGAAAGTTATTCTGTTAGAGAAGCTATGGAAGAATCACCCTATTCATTCTTTATAAGAATACCTTACTTAAGTAGACTTATAAGTACTATGAGTAATTACTTTTCTCCGTAGGAGGAAATAATTACATCCTTATTAGGGACATAGGGCATTAAACATTAATACTTAAAACAATGGAATTAACATTACTAATACCAGTAATACTGGGAGTGATAATCGGAATACTTTATCTCTATTCATCTCAGTATGATTACGATGAATATAAATATCAATGTCATCATTGCAAGAAGAAATTCAGAAAGGACGAATTAAAAGATTTAAGAGGTCCTTGGCATATAAAAGATTGGACTTGTCCCAATTGTAATCATCAAAATGTAACACTTAAAAGTTATGATTATTAAATTATATAAGAAACTGGTTAATAAGATAATCGGAGAGGAACTTACTCCTCTCCATGTTTTTAATTGTAGTTCATTAGTATGGATATCAGATATACAATCTGTTCGGGTAATGGCTAACGAATACAAGGTATATTTTGATTTATCTTTCTGTTTAGGGCTACAGGTTAGAGTACTAACTTATACTGACTCTCGTTACTCACAACACTTGGGTGATATCAGGAAACTATTTATTAATGCAATTGGACATTCCTACTTACCACTGTATGAGTCGGAATTGAAGATTGGAGGTTCAGCTATAAGACTAACAGAAAAAAAAATAGATGATTAATTATGGCAAAGAAAAAACAAATGCTTCCCGACTTAACCAAGCAGGATATCCTAACACCTTTAGATATCTCTCAGTTGGGAAGTAATGGAGACCCATGCTTTGGTATTGGGTATGATTTATCCACTAAAGAGTGTAAATTATGCGGAGACTCAGAACTATGTGCGTTCAAGATGTCCCAGAACTTGAATATTACAAGAAAAGAATTAGAACAGAAGAATCAATACAAAGATTTGGATGTATTAGAAGACACGGTTGGTATCAAGAAATACATCCGAGGCTTGATTCGGAAAGGGAAAGACAGAAAAGAAATTATCTCAAAGACAGTTGAGAAATTCGAAGTACCAAAGAAACGTATTAGAGAACTTTATAGAGAATGCAATGGGAAAGGTCAGTAAGTTAAGAATGATATGGGCAATGTTTAAGTTATATCTTAACAACCCAAATTATTATGTACGGCAAGATGATGTTCTTGCTGATTTGTTTATGCAGGGTGAATATGACGTAGAAAGATTCTGTCATTCACTCGGAGTAACTCCTCAACGAGGATTAACCTTTGGACAACTTTTAAAAAAATGTAATATATTATGAACAGATTCAGATTTATTAAAGTAAGGGACGTAAAGACTCCATCGAGAGGTAATGCAGGTGATGCAGGTTTAGATTTCTATATCCCAAGAAACTTAGACCCTCAACAATTAATTCAAATCGAGGCAAACCAGTCTCCAAATCATTTTACTCCAGATTTTGTGTTGGGAGTAAATACAATTACCAATTTCATAACCGATATTCAGATTTATCCGGGAGGGAGAATCCTTATTCCATCAGGTATTAAACCTCTTATTGAACCTCAAGAGTCAATGCTCATGGCAGCTAATAAGTCTGGGCTTGCTTCTAAAAGAGGTCTTCTGTATACTGCCGAGATTGTAGATTCTCCTTATGTAGGAGAGATTCATATCGGTATAATCAATCTCAGTCGAGTAATACAGACTCTAAGAGTAGATGAGAAAGCAACCCAATTTATTCATGTACCAATCTATCTCACAGAACCTGAAGAGATTCAATCAGAGGAATTTTATTCTGAGTCTCAAATGTGGGGAACAAGAGGTGAAGGTGGATTTAATTCAACAGGAAGTAAATAAACATGGATATCAGAAATATTAAGGAAACAGTACCTACTTTAGAAGTAGGTACGTATTTACAATCAATGTATTCTCTTTCGTTAGAACAATTAGACGGCTACAGGCAAATAGAAAAGTTACCGGATTACCCAGTTGATATCAATAATCACCAAAATCAGGTAGTTCTTAAGGATTTTATTGCCAGGGTTATCGAAGAACTAATGGAGGGTTATGAATCTACCTCTGAGGTAGTAAAGATATGCCACAAGTGGGGATGGAATATTGACCAGCTAACAGAAGATGAATATACTCAAGTACTTAATCATTTGCAAAATGCCAATGAAGAACAGGGAGATGCTTTGGGATTTCTATTCACTTTGTTCCACTTTGCAAATATACTACCAGAAGACATCTTCTCATGGGGGACATCTTATGTAATTGATTACTCTGACTTCAAAGTAAAAGAATTGAAGGACGTAATTACCTTGGGTATGGCAATGGTTACAGAAGGTAGTATTGGTTTAGTTAATCGGTTTAATATGATTGATGAAGACCATGAATCTGTAAAAGATTATACTCCTGGGTTTAATACTTTAAGTGAAGCATCTCATGAAGAAGAGAAGGTATTATTATTCAATGTAGTATATGAATTGAATATTGCAAGGAATCTTCTTAAGTGTAGACCCTGGAAACAAACCCAAGTAATGACTAAGGAATTAGACTTTCAGTATTCTTTGGTAAAAGCTTTCTATCTATATATGGGATTCTTGGGTATCCAGGGATTTTCAGATGAATCAATCTATAGGTTATTCTTTAAGAAACAAAGACTTAACCTCTGGAGACAAAAAACAAATTACTAATGAGTGGATGGAATAGAAAATTAGAGGGTCTTCAATCTAATACGGAGGAGACCCTCCACTCTTTGGAGTTTGCTACTTCACAAGAGGCATGGGAGAAATTGAACGAGGCTTTCTTAAGATTAGACCCTGTTCTTTTTGATAAAGGTGCTACTGCAAACAGTGGAGTTGCAGTAGCATACAACGTGTTTATAAAAATACGTAAAGCATGGGTAGACCCAGATTTTGATTATGGCCGGTGTTTTAATTACAAAGAAACTAAGTGGACGAGCTTATTGAATAATTATATTGATTTTAATAAGTTAGACCTCTTACGTAGCAAATTAAGAATCCTGAAAAACAAATATAATCAGAATTACAATGTTACGTATATGTTCAACAATCATCATGATAATGGTAAACAATGTTTAATTGCGGCGACTTTTTCGAAGAGATTTCAAGAGGACATTCCGGTTATAACCATGGTTGTTCGAGCCTCCGAGATAACGAAGAGGTTGATATTCGACTTCCTATTGATTCAGCGAATGGCAGAATACGTGTATGGGCCAGAACAGTCGGTACAGATCAACTTATTTGCGACTCAAATGTATGGGAATGTAGAAACACTCTTAATGTACTCGGCTTATAAACCCCTAAAGAAAGTAATCAAGGGTATAGATAATCCTTGGACTAAAAGGGTTAAGGAGGTTTATAAGAAAATCCAAAATGGTACAGAAAAGGAATGGTCTTCCTTTAAGGTATTCTTCCGAAGTTTTAAAGTACTTCGTCCGGACTTGTATGAATACCAAGCTTTGTTAGCAAAGGACTTGCTATTAGAATATGAAGATATAGAATATCCAGAAAATGTGATATCCTATTCTCAACGTAAAGCATATAAGAAGAAACTTTTAAAGAAACAAAAGAATGAGAATCTACAGTAATTCTTTTGAGTTAATGTCAGAACTTGGCAGAGAACTCAACAGTTACGGTCAAACTGTAAAACCAAAGACCTATCAGAATCAAGTCATTGAAGGTAAAGAGGGATTCGAAACTAAGGAACTCATTTGCCAACAGTATTGCTTAACTTCACTCGGAGACCCGGTATGGTTATTTGTATTCTCTCATTCAAAAGAATGGGCAGATGCCGAGTTTGATGAAAGAATTGGTTGGTACGAATTAAATCCTGGTAAAGCTTGGGAACTGAGGAAAGATTTATGGGAACAGTTCCTGGTAAATGGTAGATTTGATTATACCTATCCAGAACGTATTTGGAATCAATTATATCTGTATGGTAGTACATCATTTAATTGTGATTCTGCAATGCAATCTGTTATCGAACTACTTAAAAGGGATAATGATACTCGTAAGGCAGTACTCCCTATATTCCATGGTACGGATTTAAGATTTCTCGATGGAAGTAAACGTATTCCATGTTCTATGTATTATGATTTCCTTATCCGTCAGAATGGTAAAGGAGAGAAGGTATTACATATTTGCTATCATCAAAGGAGTTCAGATTTTGTTACTCATTTTGGTAATGATGTATACCTTGCATGGGAACTTATGGAATACGTAGCTAAGGAGGTTGGAGTAAAACCTGGCTACTTATATCATACAATTGATTCTCTTCATTCTTACAAGAAAGATTGGAAATACCTAAATACCAATCTTGAAGATTTACAGGACTCATTCTAATATTAGAGGGATGTATCTACTACAGGTGGGTATGTCCCTCTTTCTATTTATAATATATGATATATGGAAACGAGATATAAGATAATTAAGAATAAAAGAGAACTCAAGAAACTTATTGCTTGTTGCAAAGCAACTGGTTATGCTTGCTGTGACTACGAAACTAATGCTGAACCAATCTATAACAAAAGTTTCAAGCCAACTATTCTCTCGGTATCTTGGATGCCAGGATTTGGTGCTTCTATTCCCTTAGACCATTTCCAAATCAAAGAATATACTTCACCAGGGTGGAATTGGAAGAAGATGTTAAGGAAATTTGGGGAAGAGGTTATTGAGAATTATGATATTGTAAAGGTTGCATGGAACTGGAAATTCGATGACCAGATTAATCAAAAGTATCACATCTATTATAGGGGTACTTGCCTTGATGGGATGCTTGCAAAATATGTTCTCAATGAGGAAAAACCTCACGGTCTAAAGGATATGGTTAGAAGATATTTACCTGAATACGGTGATTATGAAAAGCAAGATAAATTCGATAAGATACCATGGGATAAAAAGGAATTAGACCCATTATGTAAATATGGTTGTCAAGATACAGACTTTACATTACGATTAATGATATTCTTTGAGAAGAAGTTAATTGACTTAAAGATGTATTCGGTATTTCGTAATTTATTCATGTGTAATTCTCGGGTATTAACTTCTGTAGAGAAAGAGGGATTATATCTTGATAGAGATTTCAATCAGAAATTGCTTGAGGAATATAAACCAAAAATTGATGCTGCTAGACAGGCAATCTATGATTTACCAAGGGTAAAGAAGTTTACCAAAAAATATAACCAAGGTAAAATTGAAAGATATATCGAATCTATTTACCAAGAACTTGAAGAGTTAGATTATAATGACCCAAAAGACAAACGTAAGATTGATTCAAGACAACAGAAAATATCTAATATTCGTGCAGGGATATTTACTACCAAGAAAGAACAGGAACTTATAAGACCTCTTAATCTTGGTAGTCCAGTTGATTTACCCCAACTCATGTATTCAGATTCTGGTTTTAAATTCCCAGTAATTAAAAATAATGAATCGGGTAAGCCAAGTACCGATGAAGATACTTTGGTTGAATTAAGGTTAACAATAAAAGACCCAGAATCTCCAAAAGCAATATTCCTTGATAAGCTACTTGAATTAAGAGGTTTGCAGAAAATGTATACTACTTATATTGAGGGTTGGCATGAAAAAGTCCAAGATGATTCTCGATTACATGGTAGGTATAATATACATGGTACTGATTCTAATAGATTTAGTTCGGCTGACCCAAATATGCAGCAAATACCAAAGACATCAGTAGACCCAAATATCAAGAAACAATTAGTTGCTCCTCCAGGTTATTTATATATGGCATTCGACTATTCTCAGGCAGAGTTAAGAATGATGGCTCATTTATCTGGAGATGAAACCTATCTGGAAGCATTTGCTAAAGGAGTAGACCCTCATCTTGGTATAGCAGCAGCAAAGTATGGTGTATCAATTGAAGAAGCCAGTAAAGCTTATGAGGATGAAACACATCCGGATTATAAATTATGGAAGGTAAGGAGAAAGCAAGCTAAACAGATTGCTTTTGGACTTATTTATGGAATTGGTAATAAATTGCTAGCAGTTAAACTATCCGACCCAAAAGCGGGTATTATAGTTACACCAGAAGAAGCAGCAAAGGAAATGGAAGTATTCTTTGGTCAACATCCTAAGATTAGGAAGTTTAAAGAGAAACAAGAGAAATTCCTTCGTAAGCATGGGTATTACACCCAATTATTTGGTACTAAACGAAGACTCCCCCAAATATATTCAAATGATAAGCAAGAAGTTGCTTATGCAATTCGTTTAGGTCTTAACTTCCCATGTCAAGGTGCTGCAGCAAATATGACCAATTTCGGAGCTATCCTTGTTTATTGGTTAATGAGACAAGGTAAATTACCAATGATGAAAGAAGCTTGTACAGTACATGATGCTGTATATATGTATTCTAAACCTCAAGATATTAACACATGGACTGTATATACAATCTGGAATATCCTACGTAATCCGAGTACGAAAAGGTATTTCGGATTTCAAGTTGATGATGTTGATATGGACATGGACTTTACCATTGGTAGAACTATGGCAGAGGAATTGCCATTTATTCCTGGGTATGATTATCGTAAGATGTTACAACCCGATTTCTCGGTAGAGGAGTATATGGAAGAGCATAAGAAATATAAGCATATTCACATCAAACAGTTTAAAGAAAGATTTAACAAACAAATAAAGAGATATGAAAAAGATTTTGAATGGACCCACAGTATGGCGAGCTAAGTGCCCATACTGTGATTGTGAATTTGAATATGATTATTCAGAAGTAGATTCACATACCTTTGCAGATTGTAAACTTGTAAAATGTCCTGGATGTAATAGGTATTTACATCATAAAGAAAATCCAAAATCACCTACAGAAGTGAAGAAAGAGGATACTATGACAATATAAAATAATAAAATATTATAAACTATGGCAACTGAAGAACAAATAATGAATACAAATAGGCTATCATCTTTAACTTACATGGTAGCTGCTTGCTTAGAGTTCTCTATCCAAAATCTTAATCATCAATTAGACCAATGTAATCTGAGATTAGTCGGTAGAGATAAGATGGTATTCAATAGAGTAAGGTCTCAGATAGAGCAACTTCAATCGAATCTAAAGTTATTAGAGGATTTAGCCTTTGGAGTAATGAAGGATGAAGATGCAAGGTTAGCTTATGAAGATGCTACCCATATTTATTGGGCTTTGTTTATGACTTTAGTAGATAGAGGAGGGACAGATAATCTATGCGACCTAAGATTCAAGGCTTTAATCGATATAATTGGTAAGTACGAATCTATTCTTCATTTGCCTGGTTTAGATATTGCATATCATTGCGCATTTGCTCAGGTATCTAAAGCAATTCAAGAAGGTAAATATTCAAAAGAAGATTTTAAGAATTTATTGAAAGTACATGAAGACGGAACTGAAGAAACTAAAGGTTAAATTCGAAGGTAATATCATAACCATAGATATTGCTAAGGAATTATCCATTAATGAAAATATCATTAATTCTCAGTTAAGGGAATCTCCTACTAGTTATTATATACTTTGTTCTTTAAGAGATAAGTATATTAAAGAAAGAGATGCTCTAGCAAGGGAAAAGGATGAAGCTTATTCTGCTGCTTGGATATTTATTAAAGAATCTAATGAAAGATTCAATAATGATTACGTTGCTCATAAGGCTAACATATCCCCAAAATATAAATCGATATATCAACGATATTTGAAAGCAGTAGAAAAGGCTAACAAGTATATTACAATATGTAGAGCTTATGAGTCTAGAGAGAATATCTTGAGGACTATTAATGCCAACATGAGGAAGCAACAATAATAACTATAAGTAATTACTAACTTTTAAAACGAATTAAGAATATGAATTATTCATTATCTTTTATCTCTGCTATGGTAGCAGCTCAGTTTGATAATCAATTACCAGGATGTCCAACTGAAAACAGAGTTCTTATTTTATCCCCAAAAGAAGTAAACCAAACTCGGTCCGGGCTTATTATTCCGGAACAGGTAAAAGAGGGAGTTCCTCGTAAGGGAGTTATAGTTAAACTTGGTGAGATTACCGAAGAGTATAGAACTTACCGGGATTTGGTGCAAATAGGTAGAATAGTTACCTATGGTTTGTATGCCGGTAAGGAACTGGAATTTGAAACAGACAAGCTTACCCCAGGCTTACAACAACTTTTGGAAAAGAACACTTTAACGGTGTTGAGTATGAATGAGATAATTTACTCAGAACCAAATAATAACGATTAATATGGCACTTGACAAAAAGAAAAAGAAGGAAGTTTCATCAGATGGACTTTCTACAAAGGAAAAGATGCTAGCTAGAAAGAAACAGTTAGAATCTAAGGGAAACGGAAATGGTTTGGTATTCCCTAAAGAAGGTACTTTACGTATGAGAATCAAATCTCCGGGAGATGACCAGGAATTGGGTATAGAAATTGTTCAGTTCTATCTTGGAGGTAATCTGGGAGGAGTAATATCTCCGGCTACTTTTGATGAACCATGCCCCTTCATGGAAAAATATCAAGAATTGAAAAACTCAAAGGATGAGGATGACAAGGAACTTGCAAAAACTCTCGTACCAAGAAGAAGATACGTTATTGGTGGTCCGGTCTATGCAGACGAAAAGGGAACTAAATTTGATTACGAAGGTAAAGATAGGGGAGTTCTAGTTCCACGCTCTGTTTATCAAGATATTATCGACTTATACCTCGATGAGGATGAAGCTGGTGATATGACAGACCCAAGAAATGGATACGATATCAAAATTATTCGTTCTGGTTCTGGTAAGCTTGATACTACCTATTCTGCTCGGGCTTGTAAACCAACCAAATTGGACAAGAAGTACCAGGGTAATGTAGACCTGGAAGGTATAGTTCGTTCTCAAATTAAATCTTACGATGAACTGGAGGAACTTCTTGCTAAGTTCTTAAATGAAGATCATGGAGGAGATGATGAGGATGATGAACCCAAAAAGAAAAAGACAAAAAAGAAAGGGATTCATAGAGACCATTACATGGAAGATGATGAACCCAAAAAGAAAAAGAAGAAACGTTACAAATCAGACATTTAAAGGTTAGTTAATATATGGTTTCATTCGAAGGTGGTAATTAGATTCGTTCAGTTATCACCTTCTTTAGTCTAAATACATTACATTATGGTATCAAAAGAATATTGGGCAAACTTATCAGATGAAGATAAGTCAAAGATTATAAGAAGATTTTGTGAAATTAATGATATTGGGCCAGACTTTGATTATGCAAAGGTGAGGGATTTTTCTGAAAGGGTTAAACAGAAATATAAAGAATCTGGAGTATACAGAAATGATCAATTTTGGGAACATCCTGTTTTAATATTGGAATTGGTAGACCCTCTTATGGCAGAAATGATATTATCATGGATGTATGCCAAAGTAGAATTACCCAATGGAGAGAGGTCTGAAGTACCCTTCATGGGATATCACATAGTAGAACTTGTATTCGACAAAGTTAGTCTCATGAAGTTTACCGATGAAGAGAAAAACGTATTGAATCAGGCAATGAATATTTTAAAATCAAGAGGAATTTAATATGGCAAAGAAAACTAAGGTTGGTTTAAAGGTACCAACAAAAAATGAGATATTAAAGAAATATGGTAGTATCATGAGATTGGCTTCAGATACAGTAGAATCAAACTTATGGTTACCCTCTACTTTCTTTGCTCTCAATTATACCTTTGGTGGTGGTATACCCTTTGGTAAAGTCCTTGAAGTAGCTGGAGAAGAATCATCTGGTAAATCTCTTATTGCCTATAATTTTGCATACACTTGTCAACAACTTGGTGGTCATGTAATTTGGGTAGATGCTGAACAATCTTGGATGAACTCCTGGGCTGAAGCAAATGGTGTAGACCCAGAAAAGGTTACAGTATTAACCGATACTCGTATAGAGTATATTTCCGATGCAGTAGCAGATTTAGCAATCTATCTTCGTTCTCAATTAACTAATAATGAACCGATTCTCTTAGTGATAGATTCTATTGCTGCTATGGATTGTGCAGATAACATAGATTCTAAAATGGTAGAGGGTAAGGCTGAAATGGGAGGTAGAGCAAAAGCTCTTTACAAATACTTCCGTATCAGAAGTGAATTATTCTATAGGTTAGGAGTTACACAGATTTACATTAACCAATTAAGAACTGCTTTAAATGTCGGATTCGGAAAAGATAACACAACTACTACAGGAGGTGCAGCACTTAAGTTCTACGCTTCAATCAGAGCTGCCTTTTACTCAGGCAGGTCTATCACTGTTAAACAGAAAGGTAAAGAACGGAAAGCTGGTAAATTGGTCACAATCCGACTTATTAAAAATAAGGTTGCTCCTCCAAGACCTACAATCAGTAAGTGCCCGGTTTACTTCAATCCTAAGTTCCATGAAGTAGGTTTTGATAGATGCTATGCTCTTGAGGATGTATTGGTAGAAAATGATATCATAGAAAAATCTTCAGGTGGAGTATATAAGTTCAAAGGAAAAACTCTTGCAAGAGGGGAAGAAAAATTCCAAAAGCTTTTGGAAGAGGATGATGAACTTCGTCGTAAACTATTAAAGAAGGCCGAGATAAATACTATCGGTACAACTAGAAAAAAGATAGTAGCATTGACTACTAATTTATATCCAGTAGATGGAGTAGAATATGAATCATTTAACGAATCGGAAGACGAGGAGGAAGACGATGAGTAAGAAAACAGTATTATTGATTGATGGAGAGAATATTCTCCATCAATCTTTTCATAAGTTCGAGAAACTTAAATCTACAGACGGAAAACCAAGTGGAGCAATATTCGGATTTTTCAAATCACTTCATATGTATCTTACAAGGTTTAAACCAAACGAAGTAGTTATAACATTTGATAATGGTCATTCACCAGTAAGGGATAAGTTATTGCCTAATTACAAAGGCCATAGAAAAAATATATCGGTTGATTATGAATCCTTGCAAATACAAAAGGCAATCATAATGAAGATATTGGGTATGCTAAGAATTTCTTATATCTTTGATAAAAGGAATAAAACTCAATATGAGGGAGATGATTTCTTAGCATACCTAATTATTAATACTTATCGTTCGGATAATGTAATCTTAGTATCATCCGATAAGGATTTTAATCAATTGTTAAACAAGAACGTTAGAATATTAAACCCAAGAAAAGATGAAGTTATTCGAGTGGGCAATTGTAAAGAACTCTTCGGTTATCATTCACATGAGACTGTTCAGTATCTTGCAATGGTAGGTGATACTTCTGACGATATCCCAGGTTTTAAGGGTATAGGTCCAGTAACTGCAAGAAAGATATTAGACGAATATAAGTCAATCTACAAATATTTGGAAGCTAAGCCAAACAAGGAGTATCAAGAAGCTTGGGAAAGGAATCGTAAATTGATTGATTTATTCTGGTTTGTAGGTAATATTCCTTTAGATAAGATGCCTATCAAAAGGAAGAAGACTTTCAACTATGATAAATTTAGGAAACTGTGCATAGAGTATTCTCTGGCTTCTTTCCTAACTAAAGAATTTATTAAACCATTTAAAGAGTTATCCGAATGAAAATCATGTTTGCAGGTGCAAGTGGAGTTGGGAAAACCACTTTAGCAAAGGAAGTTCCCGGGATGATTAAGTTTGATGTATCAGAATATCCTCCGGTACTAGATTTTATATCTGGTAGTGTATCAGATTTAATCCCTAAAACAAAAGATATGTCTCATAAAGAGATGTTAGAAAGAGATTCAAAGGATTTATTAATGGAAGACTTTCAGGTAATGAATCTGAGAAATAAAATGTTTAGAGACAGAGATAGATTCGTTACAGATAGGAGCTATCTTGATTTAGCTGCTTATTTCTATTATAAACAAGCCAAGAATGTTCCTAAATGTGAAATGGAACACTTCTTCGAAACTTGCAAGATGTTACTCAATCAGCAATGTACTCACCTCATTCTATTAGACTTTACTACTGCAATGGTAAAGGAATGGGTTATGGAAGATAATGGCAAACGAATAGAGAATAATTACTTCCAGTTCTTAATATCTTCTATAATGGATAACGTATTGAACTTGTGGGGATTCTTACCAACTAAGGAAATATCTTCTATCTATAGGAATATATTTAAGAATCAACTCTTGGAATATGGTGCAACAGAAGGAGTAATCAAATCTCTGTATGGTGAAACCAAAGTTCTCTGTATAAGAGAAGCTAATTTGGATATTCGTAAGAAACTTATTATTGATTTTCTTCATGAGTAAGGAAGTAGTATTTATAGCATTCTCGGATTTGCACATAAATCTATGGGCAAAATTCAATGAGAACAACAATAGGACCTTGAATAGTATCAAGGTCCTTGACGTTATTGCAGGTCAATGTGAAAAGTACAAATGTCCTGCTTTATTCTGTGGGGATTTATTTCATAAGCCAGAATCAATTGACCAAGACTTAGCAATCTTTGTTGCTGAACAATTCGATAGGTTAGAAAGTAATTATCCGAAATTCAGAATGATTTATATAGACGGGAATCACGATTTGAAATCGGTAAATCGTATTGATAGGATAACTAAGGGATGGCCTTTTGTATTTCATAAGAATTTTATGAGTTGTGTTAATCTAACCAGAATTAAATGGTGTTCTTATGGAGATTACCACATTTATGGAGTTCCCTATATTGATAATAATGTGGGTCTAAGTGAATATCTTAAGAAACTTAAACTAGATAAGAATGTAAAGAACATACTTCTTCTTCATACGGATTATCCAGGAGCAAAGGATACTGATGGTAGAGAAGTTGATTCTGTAGAAAATCTCAATGTAAATATCCTGAACCGATTTGACCTTGTATTATGTGGTCATATACATAAACCTCAAAGATTATCAAAGAAGGTTTATATGATAGGAGCACCTAATCATCAAAGAAGAACAGATAGGGATTGTAAATTGGGTTATTGGAAGATTTATTCTGATTTATCTATGCAATTTGTACACCTTAAGCAATTCCCTAAATTCGTAGATGTAGAATCTGAAGAGGATATTAAAGATGATGGCAATTATTATACTGTTTTACCTAAGAAAACTAGTAACTTAGTAAATACTAACCATAAAATTACTAAGCAACTTTCTAAGAAAGCTCTAGCAAGGAAGTATCTTAAGGAAAAGGGTATAACCGAGCAAGATAAGAAAGAACTACTGATTGACATACTTAAAAAAGCTGAATCATGTTAACATTTACAACAATGAACGTAGTAGGATTCTGTTCAATAGAGAACCTACACATACCTTTAAATCCAAATTGTACCATACTTATCAAGGCATCTAATGGTAAAGGTAAATCAACTATCTTATCGGCATTGGTATGGGCAATATATGGTAAAAATCTAAAAGGAGTATCAGAAGTAACTACCTGGGAAAAGGTAAGACCAAAAGATTACCAGGGAGTAATGGTAGAGGTATTCTTTCAAAAAGGAGAACATATTTATAAAATTATCCGATGTCAGAAATGTAACATAGTTCTTGAGGATGGAGCTAAGGGTAAAGATAGACTTATCCTTATGAAAGATAATGAGGTAGTGAATGTAAAAGGTAAGAATAAACTCCAAGATGCCATTAATGCAGAGCTTGGTTTATCCTACTCTCTATTCATGAACTCAATTATGTTTGGTCAGGGTATTAAAAGGTTGATACAAGAATCTAATTCAGATAAGAAGAAGATATTCGAAGAAGTATTTGATTTGGAATTTCTTAATATTGCCAAAGGTATAGCTATGCAGGATAAAAATAACCTATTAGCTCAGGCCAATGAGGTAGAACGTCAATCTGCTATATTAAAGAAAGAGTTAGAAGCAAATAAAGAAGCTTACTTTGATTTACGAGATAGGGAAAAGGGTTTTAAAGAGAAAATCAAATCAGAACGTAGAGAATTAAAGAAAGATAGGGAGGACCTAACTAAGCAACTTATTAAAAAGCAGCAACAACTTAAGGACGAGGTAGAGCAGAGTCTTAAAGTTAAGATTAAGAAACATACAGATTATGTAGATGGTCTTAAATCTAAAATAAAACACAATCGTAATATTTCAGGAGTATCATTACCAGATTTTGTAAAGAAACTTAAGATACAGTTAGATAAAGGCCACTACAAACGTGCTAAAGAGAGCGTAGATATTATCTATAAAGCAATCATAAATTCGGATAAACTCCAGGAAGAGTATGAAGATGCTTTGGGTAGGTTGGATGAGTTGAGAACTACGAATGAGAAGTATAAGAGACTTCAAAAAGAATGTGATGATATTGCTTCTGATATTGCTGATATTGATGAAGAGTTGGAAAAGCTCAAACAAGAGAAACTTAAGGTTATGTCTCCTAAATATAAAGAGAAACTTAAGGAGATTAGAAAAACTCTTCGTAAGGTAGATGAAGATTACCATAACAAGGAGTTGGAGTTAGAGAACTACAATTGGTTAATCAATGATCCTCTTGGTAACAACGGAATCAAGGCTTACTTATTCGATTCATCTTTGGATATGTTAAATAGAACCCTTGATAAATATTCTCAAGTATTGGGATTTAGGATTGAATTTAATATAGACCTTGGCACCGCTAGAAAAGAATTTTTTACTTTAATAGAAAGAGATGGGCAAATTATTGATTATGATGAACTTAGCGGTGGAGAAAAACAATTGGTAAATGTGGCAATGGCATTTGCAATGAACGAATCTCTTACAATGTCTAAAGGTATAAACCTTGCCTTCTTGGATGAGGTATTTGAATCATTAAGCTCGGATAATGTAGAAGTAGTAACTTCTTTAATCAGACATACCTTTGCAGATAAAACCCTATTCTTAATTACTCATTTGGATTCTCTTCCTCTATCAAATACGAAAATCCTGCAAGTCGAAAAAGTCAATGGCCTAAGTAGTTATAATTTACTATAATGTTATAACTACAAGACATTAACCTATGAACTCAAAAAATAAAGGAAACAGATTTGAAAGAAAAATAGGAGCCTGGTTTACTCAGTGGACCGGGTTCAAATTTGAAAGGAATCGGGCAGGTTCAGGAGCTTGGCATTCTAATAAGGATGCCACTTCTGATTTAACCTGTACAGATGAAAGACATGCTCATCGATGTAAGATATCCATCGAATGTAAAAACTACAAAGATATCAAATTCGAACATGTACTTCTTGGTAATAAAACTTGTGATATCCTAAGATTCTGGGAACAAGCAAGTAAGGATGCTAAAAGGGCAAATAAACTCCCTATATTATGTATGAGATATAACTCTATGCCTGCAAATGAATTTTTCTTTGTAGTAGAGGGAGGACCCGGTACTCTTGGAGATTTTATATGGGTACAATCTAAAAAACCCAGTATGTCAATTAGTACTTCAGTGAATTTATATGTATTTCTTGCAAGTGATATTCTAGAGAATGTTAATTATAAGCAAGTACATAAGCAAGCTAAGTTAATCATTAAAAAGAAATAATATGAAACGTATCCCTTATTCTTATTGTATCTTCTACATAGAACGAAAGTATTATCAGAACATTAATAAAGAACTTAAAGAAAAGGGATATAAAAAAGTACGTGCCATTATCCCTACAATAAACGTTTTAAAGAAAACTGCAAAGGGTAAGATGATATTCGAAGAAGTACCAATCTTATTCAATTATGGTTTTATCAAGATGCCTACAGAGTTAGCGTACTCTAGACCTTTTCTAAACAAATTGAAGAGAAGTATATCGGGTATAAGAACTTGGTTAAAGTCTACAGAGACTCTTCATGAAAGAAAGAAGAAAGCTAGAATAGATAACTCTGAAGACTTTGATGATTTCTCATTGGTAGCTACATGCACCAGAAAGGATGTTAAAAGGTTTAAGAGAATGGCAAAAGAAGGAAAGAAATATTCTGTAGACGATTTGATGAATGTTAAGATAGGCGATTACTTAGTACTCAAAGGCTATCCATACGAAGGAATAGATGCTACGGTATTAGGTATAGACCACATAAATAAAATGGTACAACTTCTTTTATATCCTGAAATGGGTAAAATGGAAATATGGTTACCCTTTGATAACGTAATCTATAGCGTGTACCAGAATTATGACCCAGATAAGTTATATGCTAACTCCCAAGATTATGACCCAAATGAGATAACAAGTGAATCAATAGATAGAATAATGGATTTTAGGAGGAATTAATTATGAATGATGCTCAGAAGAAAGCTTGGGACTGTTTAAACGAAATAGAAAGGCAGTCTTTATTCCTTCAGTTATCAGAAAGCAAATCCTCATGGGAAGCTGGTGAAATTTTAAAGTTGTCACATTACAAGTATTTGGAAATCAGAGAAAGGTCAGAAAAGTTCTTCAGATTATTCTCTGATTTCTTCGAGTTACACACTTCTATTTTTCGACCTGACTGCCCTTGCGAACGAAGCTTTTGTGATTTTATTGAAGGATGTATTGAAAAGAGATTAACAAGGAAAGAAGCAAGTCTATATACTGGAGACTCTTCTAACTTACTCTCAAAGGTAAGCAATAGTAATATCGAAAGGAATATGAAAAGACTCAAAGAATCAGAAGACCCATGGGATTTAGATTCAATGAGGTTAATTCTAGAGTTCGATAGGTGGAATAACTTTAGGATTCTACCAAGAATGCTACAACAGCCTTCTGCATTTAAAAGGAGGTTAAATAAGAAGGACAAGATATATATCAAATACCTTTTAAGTCGAGTACCAGAATGGATGCACACAAAACTGAAAGAAAGGTTTAGATATAAAGTAAAGCCTGGTAAGAAGAAATATTGGGTATGCTTAATATCAGAAGAATTATACACTGATGGATATTTACTAATGCCCGTAAGACCTTTAGATGAGGTAGTTAGTGAATTTAGTAGATTCTATATGTATGTATTCGAAAAGAAAGATGATGCAGATACATTTGGATTCATGGTATCCAAGTTTATGATTAAAACAGTTGATGTAAAATTAGGACAACGCTTCTGGCCTGAGTACAGATGCTGCGTGGAAAAAGCAGTTAACTATAATCAAGTGAATAATATAGGATTTAGTATTAAGAAACTTGATATGGCCTTCAATGCCGATAAGGTTAAAAAGAAAAGGAAGAAAAAGCCTAAATCAACGGCTGCTGAACGCATATCAGATACCTCAGCTTTTTATAAAAATAGATAGAAATATTTTTCTATATAAATAAAAAGTATTATATTTGCAACAAATTAAAATAAAAGATATGAGAAAGAACAAAAAGAATAAACCAGCACCCTCAAAAGAAAAAGCCAGTTTCCTTGGTTCAGCCGGGAGGAATATGACTTACAGGGATTTAAAAAGAAAAGCCATAGTATTGGGTATGCCTTTCCCTGATGCTTGTGCTGCTGGCGTTTTCGATTTAATTGGTTATATCGAAAGGTCAACCAATAAACCAGACAAATCATTAATTGACCAATATGATGATTGGATGGATAAACAATTGGAGAACATAGGTTATTCAAAGGATGACCCTCTAAGGAATTCGAAATTAAGGCTTGGGTTTCTCGGAGAAGAAGGAGAAGATGGGCAAAGGAAATCCAAAAGGGTTCCAGGAATAAAAAAGCCAAGGGAGAAGAAACCACCAAGAGAAAGGGATGAATTTAATCTCATCAAGGGAACTAAGAAATCCTATGTATGGTCATTAGTTGCAAAGGGTTACGATTTAGAAAGAGTAACTAGAAGGATGAAAAAGAAGTTCCCAGATGCAAACGATAAATCAATAACACTTTGGTTTAGAACTGCAAGGAGGACTATGAACAATGGTAAAACTAAAGGAAAGTAGTAGGGAACCAATCCGAGAAGATAGATATTATATATGGACATGGAGACCAGATACAACCAACAAATATATTACCGAAAAAAGTTTATATCGGAAACACCTAACAGGTATACCCTATTTCACAAGGTATCAGATAAAAAAGACTTTGGTTTATATGTACGGAGTAGATGTTCTTCAATATATTCATATCATATCAGGCAGGAAATTACTTAGGCAAGGGATAAGAATACTTCAAGACATGAATGGTATAAGACATACCTCTGGTTCTACTAAATTCTGGTATAAAGGGAGATTAGTTAAAGCCAGGAAGTTTATTATCCCGGATGAATATAAAATTGATAAACACAGAAGACGAAGGTTCATGGTTCAAATGCACCGGGTCTTCAAATCAAAAGGAAAGAAGGCATTCAATGAAAGGTACTCACAAAAATTGTATGGACAACGGGAAGGCATATCTTCCAAGTATATCCGGAAGAAGAGAATACAAATCCGTTCTGCTATCTTACAGGATTTACAACAGGCTGAGTCAGGAGGAAAAGCATAAATATAATATTCTTTCTTTGCAATATCCCCCATTGGTATGTTCCTTGGCCTTGTATCTAAGAAAGAAATTAGATATCCCGATACAGAAAGTACTATTTATCAAAGCACAAAGGGATATGCTCGATATCTTTTATGATGAATCCTTAAATCATTTGGGATGGCAACCAAAAGAAAGGTTCTTGGTAAAAGCTTTAAGATTTCAAGGGTTCACTCCTGTAAGCAAATATAGGATGAGAAGTAAATATGCCTACATTATGACAAACAGGATGCTAGAAAATGAATATTGGATATTTCCTATGAGATTAGCTGATAACTATAAATCAATGCAAAATCCAAAATACAAATTCTATACCGAAGTATTTGGTAAGGTTGGTATTCCTGGAATAATTAAAATTAAATACAGCAATGGAAACTAAAAACCCAGTACCGGAAGTAAAGGTACATAAGCAATTAAATCCGTTCATGGGTAAATCCTTTAAGGTTAATACCTATAATGACCAGGATGAAGTTATCGATACAGAAGATGTAAAGATAGAATCTCAAGAAGAACTAAAGACCGTAATTGATGAGGTAAAACAATATAATATTGCATTTGCTTATCTTACGGGAAGCGAAAGAAAATACAAGAAACTTATAACAGAGTGATATAACTATTGATTATTAACATTTAAACATTTACGAAAATGGCTAAGAAAAAAGAAACCAAAAAGGTAGAGTTAAAGGAAGTATCTCGCAAAGAGATTAATGGTGCAATCATCATTACTTACGAAGATGGCTCAGTAAAAATTATCCCGGCTCCTATTATGTTGTCTGCCGAAGAAGCAAAAGACTTCTTTGCTTCAGAAGAGGAAGATGATGACGACGAAGACGAGGAAGAAGAAGAGGACGATGACGAAGATTCCGATGAGGATGACGACGATGAGGACTCTGATGATGAAGATGACGAGGATGATGAAGACTCGGACGACGACGAAGATGAAGACGAAGAGGAAGAAGAATTAACCGGTGAAGCTCTTGCCGAAATGGACTTCGAAGAACTGGAAGATGTTTGCGATGACAAAGATCTCGAAACAGACCCGGATGACTTTGAAGAAGATGATATCGAAAAACTTCGCAAAGCAATTGCCAAAGAATTGGGTCTCAAACTCCCGGCAAAGAAAGAAGCCAAAGGTAAAGGCAAAAAAGGAAAGAAGTAATTCATTCTCCGGCTATGAAGGTTGGGCTAAAGCAATAGCCCACCTTTATCATAAGAAATAACTATTGTTCTATTAAATAAAACTAAAACTTAAAAGATTATGGCAACTAAGAAAAAAGAAGACACCAAGAAGAAAGGTGGCAAAGAAAAAGATGCTGAAAAAGAAGCAAAACGTAAAGCTCGTATGGAAGCTCTGAAAAACCGACCGGCAGAACAACGACCGAACAGTAAACAGATTGATGTTATTAAAATCAATGACAAATCCGAGGTTCAGAACTACGGCTACGCAGTAAAGAACAAGGAAGGCTATCAGGGAGTGGTAGTAACATCAGTTCTGGTTATTGATGGTAAACCTGCTTCTACTTCCGTAACATTTGTTCCCGGCAACCTTACCGTAAAATCCAAAAAAGGACATGGTATCATCTGTAATCCAAAAGCTAAAAAGGCTAAGGGAGAAGAAGAGGAAGCCGGAGATGAAGATTAAACTCATGTTGTTTGCATAGTTTAAATTGTATTTTAGAAGCCTATTGCCTGAGAAGGTAGTAGGCTTCATTTATTTTATAGGTTATGGAAGACAAAAGAGAAATCCGAAAGAATATAACTATCCTAGCATTAGATAATCTTATTCAGAATTATACTAATGCACTAGAAGATAAAGATATGGACCCTCCCTTATCGAATGAAGAAAGGGAACTCTCTGAATTAATTATCAAGGAAGCCAGAGAAATGCTAACTGAAATGGCAATCGAAAATAAACCAATACCAAGACCCTCATGGAAGAAATGAATTTAAGAACCATTATACAGGGTATTCAATCCATATTAAAAGATATGGAATATACTCAGTATATGATTAAGGTTACTCCTCCTCATAAGAGAGGTAAATATCAAACCCATGTTATTCACCTTCAATATCTTAAACGTAGGCTTAAGGATTTTAAGAGTAGGCTAGATAAAAAACTTAAAGGTACTATCAGTACTGTAAAGTTTAAATATGTTAATTATTCTGATGGACGTGAAATGATTGCAGAACAAACTTTTGTTAATCTTACTCAGCAAGAGATACATGATGCCTTAGAACTTGGGGCCACTCTCGAAAATGCAAGTATAGAAATCCTAGAAATTAAGGAAATCCCTACTTCGATTAGGATTTTATAACTATGGATAATTACTAAGGAAAATTTCAATCCACTTAAAAATTTTAGAAACATGAAGAAAGACAAGAAGAAAGACAAACCGGTTAATAAGACTCCGGAACTTTCAAAGGCTAAAAAGGCATTGGATGCTTATCTCAAAGAGAACAACTTGGACCCTCAAAAGGATTGGTCAAAAGACAAGAAACATGGTAAAAAGGTTACCGAACTCTTGAATAAGCTCAATAAGGAAAGAGACAAAGTCGCTTCCCAGTATCCTGAAAAGGATTTGAAGAACGAAGCCAAATTGGTAAAAATGAAAAAAGCCAAAGAAGACGAAAAGGCTTCAAAGAAAAAAGAAAAGAAGGAATCGACCAGTCGAGTTACCAAATACGATTATCCTCTCATCGATGGTCGGGAAATGACTTCCGATGAAAAGAAGAAATATCGTATGGAACAAAGAAGACTGGCTGCCGGTAAAGCTCCGAAGGAAGAAAAACCCAAGAAAGAAAAGGCAGAAGCTACTGAAAAGGCTGCTCCTGCAAAGAAGGACAAAAAGGCCAAAGATAAAAAGAAAAAGAAGGCCAAAAAAGAAGAAGATTAATCTCATATCTTATTAAGTATTCGTTAATAATGTAAAGGCCTGGCAAATCACTTTTGTTCAGGCCTTTCTTTTTAATACCAAGACTTTATGGAAGAAAAAACATATAAACCCAAACTACGTATCACTACACTTGAAGATAATGGCTCCTATATTCAAGATAGATTGGTAGATGCATATACAGAAATGAATTCAGGGCCAAAAGTACAACATAAGGGACCAATAAGAATAGAGGTAACTCTTACAAATAAACAAGATGTCGAGAATTTTAAGAATTACTTAGATAAGCTTGTAGGTAACTTACCAATCAAGGAGCAATCAGTGGGAAGAGGAAGACCTTCTACTGGGAGTAAACAACTTACTGAATCACCAAGAGAAGATATCTTGGCAGATGTAGAGAAAATGGTTGAAGAAGGTAAAAGCCAACAAGAGATTATCAAGTATTTAAGGGAATTAGGATTTGTCTTTATTCTTACGGAAGACTTTCTTTTTCATTTTCCCGGATTCGAATTCAACAGTAAGGATGTGGGAGAAGCCACTGACAACAAACAATATCCAAATTCGTACTCCTGGATGGCAAGATGTATCAAACGAGCTAAGGATCCCAAGGCAGATAAATTTGACCCAATGGTCATCTTCGGCTTTAGTATCCTTAGTGGACCATCGAAGAAAATTGTTCCGTATCTTTATAAAGAAAGGAAGAAACCATTAAGGGCCTCTGTTGGTAAGAAAACCATATCCTTTTCTCAGGCAGAGTTCACAAAGTTCCCTAAATACCAACTTGAAGAAGAACGATTAAAGTTCTCGGCTGAGATGAGGCAATTAATGACTAACCCAGATAAGAAACCTTCAAAGTTCTTCCTTCGTTGGGCACCAGATGTATTATTATCTCCTAATGCCTATGAATCCCTTAAGAGGTTAAATATTAAGTTTGCTAATGATAATCAAAAAGGATAACATACCATTTCTAGAAGGTTACTTTATAAGTAAGAATGGAAGACTTTGGAGTAGATATGATAAGTCTGGCCATATTACTAAACTCTTGGCATAGAGTTAAATATAATACTTCTAAACAAGGGTACAAGTTTATTCAAAGACGCGGGAAGATACATTATATACATAGGTTAGTAGCTATGGTTTATATACCTAATCCAGAAAACAAGGCCTATGTATGTCATAAAGACAATAACCCTTGTAATAACCACATAGATAATTTATATTGGGGTACACCTTCTGAAAATACTCAGCAATGTATACGAGATGGTAGAGGATACATTGGAGATAAAAATCCTAGAGCTAAAGTAAAGAACATAGACCGAGAAATAATACGTAGAAAATTTACTCTTGGGTCAACTATCAATGAATTAACAAAAGAGTATAACCTCTCAAGGTCTGCTATACGAAAGATCCTCTACCTCAGTATTTAATAAAAGAGTATTATTTATTAAAATAAAATTCTTATATTTGTATAATGAAAAATAATATTAAAATGGATGCAGAAACCAAAGAGGTAGTAAAGAACATTGCTCAGATTCAAATTGAGGCATTGACTAATATCAAAAACAATATCACTACAACAGAACCTGATTTACTCAGGAAGTTGTTACAGATAAACGATGAAGAGATGCTTGATTCAGTCAATCATCATATTCAGATTTACGAAGAGATATACGAAATGCCTCAATTGATAAAGACTCTGAATGAATATCAATTATATATCTGTTCTCATATCCTATTCAAAATGGAAGACGAATGGATACATAATTTATCCCAAGGAGTTTACGGGGCATGGGAACTATTACATAGAGAAACCAATAAATTTCATCCTGAACTCACACTAATAATTTAATTTTAATTATGGACAAGAACGAATACTTAGAATCAGTTGAATTGAACACTGGAGTTGAAATGATTCCCTGCGAATCCTCAAATGTTGAAGGTTACGGATACGACTCCAAAAACAAACAACTTTGGATTGCTTTCAAAGGCAACAAAGTTTACCGTTATGAGGGTGTACCTAAAGAAATCTGTAATGAATTACACCTTGCAGAATCCAAAGGTAAATACGTTTCTTCTAATATCAGGAACAAGTTTAAAACTACGGGATATGAACTCAGGTCTTAAGAAACTACCCATCATAGGGCTGGCAGGATTTATACTAATTGGATTGGCTATAGGCTCAAAACCTACATCCGATGCAAGCAGGATAAATCCTGCTCCGTCGTTTAAAAAGAACGATGTACCTGAAACTAAATACAGTTTCTCATTTGCAGATAAGCCTAAGTCATTAATGGATTCAATCCAGGAAATGGCAAATAAACTTGGGAAAAGAATCTACGAATATCAGGTAGAAATAGAAATCATTCCAGAGAATCAAATCTATCAGATAAGTAATTCTGGATATCAACAATATGAAGTTACTAGAAAAGGAGTGGGATACTCCCATACATGGGTTAAATTCTACACTGATAAGAAATTAACTTACCAAGATGCTATTAAGTTTGCAGAAAAGTATCCAGAAAAATGTATACCCTTTGTACCTACTCCCAAGGCTAAATCAGAACTCGATTATTATAACGAAAACCTGGACGAATATTTATCAGACCCAGAAAACGAGATAGACTATGCTCCAGAGATCTTCGACTTCTTAGCTGATTAACCTCAGCTATTTAAAAATATTCTTTTTATTTTATTGCTATATAAAATATTATTCTTATATTTGCAATGTGATAAGAAATTAATTCATTTATAAACATTTTAAATATAGACATTATGAAAAAGAATGAAAACAAGGTTGCTAACCTTATCAGTAACAAAGTTGCTCAACAGTTAGAAGGAATTAAGGATGCTACATCCAAGTCTAAAACTACTAAGGCCAAGGGAACTAAAAAGACTAAGGCTCAATTGGTAGAAGAATCTCAAGAAGCTGCCAAGAAATTTGCAGGTGCTAAATTGGTTCAGACTACCCCAGAAGAACCAAATCCCACAAAGAAAACCTCTAAAAAGGCAGAGGTAATAAAGGATGTTGAAAAACAACAGAAACCATCTATCATTGAAAAGGTAATCTCCAACCGGGAAGTAAAATATGTATATCCAGAGGATGTAGTAGATACTCTTGCCCGGAAGAAATGGAGACAACAAACTCGCAATGAACTTCACAGACTTGAACGGGAAATGTTCCGTATCAAGGACCAAAACTCCAAAGAATACAAGAAAGCTGCTAAGGCATACGAGGACTTCAAGAATAAAGTCCTCAAGCCAGAACAAGTTGCTTGATTTTACCCTTCAGGGAAGGTACCCAACATCAAAGTACCTTCCTCATTGTATTAACCTTCTAAAGGTATAAAAATGGATTACACTATATTCTCCGCAAAGGAGATGTTAAAGCAAGATAAGGAGTTGGTGGAGTTGCATAAGAGATGCGTTAAAACCTACTTAGTTCAACGTTCACTTAAACATAGAAAGATTAAGAAGTTCTTTATTGTATACGATTGGTATATTAACACAAGTAATATAAGGAACTTCTTCTTCAGGCCTGTATCTATATTTGTTCAGGCATTACTCTTGGGACAATTAGACGAAATATCAGATTATGTAAATAAAGACGGTTATGGTAAGAAACATAAGAAAAGAAGAAATAGAAAAGGTTGAGGTAGTTTATATCAAAGGTAAATATTCCTATAAAACCCAATATAATGTAATTAGTGGGAAGAAGCATAATATACTTTATGCAGGACCAGTTAATGCTTTGCAACCTGCACTAGAGAATATCATGATGCTGGTTAGGAATCCAACCAGAAGAATATGCACAGAGTCTAGAAAGACACTAAAAAGGCTTGAGGAAAAGGCGACTAACCTAAATACCTTCAAGGACCAAGGTATAACCCATATAATTATCTATGTATGTTCACAAATATAGTCAAAGACCTATACATAGGCAAATCGAAACTAAATATCCGATTTCAGAATCAAATTATAGAACCTGAAACCATAGTAGATACCTTGGGTGTACCTTATCCTAAATTAAAGGAATACCCTACCTATCCAGACTATCTAATAATAGGCAACTTTGATGGTAAGGATATTTTTGATATTCAAATGGGAACTAATACCCATGCCTTGTTAATCACAGGAATCCCTAAAGGTGCCAAGACTTTAGATTGGTACAGGGTAAAGGAAGCAATCTGGTCCTCCTATTATGAGGATAATTACCGAGGATATTTATTCCAGGTCCAGGATGCAACCAAGAAAGTAACACTAAAGGCTTATCCTTTAGAAACAATTAAAGAGTAAATATATGGAAGCAATAGATTACGTAAAGTTATTTAAACTCGACCAAGAGAATTACGACTTTAAAAGGGAAGAGTTTATTTCCGAATTAGGTAAGGAGTTTCTAGATTATTGCCAAACTACCACCATAGGCATTAATCCTAAGACTCATAAGTTATATTATTATAGGTTTAGGGAAATTGTTAAAAATTTCGAAAGTAAATTTTGGGCAATATCTAAGCTTAAGGTAGGCGAAGGATTTACACAGAACCTATGGAATGCTTTCTTTGCTACTCAGGTAGTACCTCTAAGAGCAAAGATATTCCCTGACATTCAAAAGTTCATTGAGAAAAGGAAAGAAGAATACCTCAATGAACAAGACAAAAAATTATCGACCTATAAAAAGGGAAATCATGGCAAAGGAAATCCTAGACCTTCACGGCAATAAATTTATTGCCAAGGATTGGAAACTTTGCCTTAATATCTCCATAGGTAAATGGGATAAATTGGTTTTCACCAGGGATTATGTCTCTGGTGATTCCTTTAATTTAGGTGTAAAAAGAAAAACCTATAAGGCATATTTCTATAACCTTAGTATTAATTGCTATGTATGTTATAAGTTAGAGCTAATAGGGTATGATGAATCTAAAGATATAAGAAAGGCTTATTTATATGGCAAAAGAAGATAAAATAATAAGATTCCCTCGTCCTATGGGTACTACTGCAATGGCTTTAGAATACCAGAAGACACACGAAGAGGAATTATTGGTCAAGGTACAGAATTACCTTATTAATCAATGGTTAATGGGTAATGGGGTTTTATGTGGAGTAACATATGATATCAATTCATTCTCTAATAGGTTAGGGATTGATATAGAATATGTACGAGTATTCATGAGAGACAGATTATTGTCTTCTAGAATATGGGATAAAGATAAACAAGAAGAATTACTTAACGCGTTACTGGGAGAACAACTAGCATGGGCATTAGAAGATAGGATGGAGATATCTCATCAGTTGCAAATCTTAAGGGATTCCCAAGGAGGTAAATATACTCCATTTATCTCATCCGAGGTTAATAAGACATTGAAGCTTAAGTTGGAATCTTCTACATCATTACAATCAATTATTCGTAACCTTACTGGAGGCAATACAACTAATATCTTCAATCAGTTCAATCAACAGAATAACCTCAATACTGAGAATACTATCTCGATAGAGGAAGCAAGAACTATTGTATTAGAATCTCAAAAGGTACTTACTAAAACTGAAGAAGCAAAACTCTTAGAGGACAAATATGATATCAATTCATTGCCTGAAGTAGTTGCAACTAAGCAAGAGGGAGTAGATACGTCTAAAGAGGGCCTTAATCTTAATAAGAAAGAACTCAATCAAATTACAGATAACTATAAGGCTGCTATGGAATTATCCTCTAAAGAACACCATGAATTGCGTAGGGAGATTGAAATGAGGATTGATACTGATTCATATGACCCAGAGATGGATAGGTATTTAGAGGATGATGAAATACTAGAGGCAGAGGAAGATACATCCCTTGCTGCATCATTCTTAAACAAAAGAAAATAACTTAGAGGCTACCTATTAACGGTGGCCTCAGTTGTGTATATACGGATTTGCATATTAAAATTAAAAGTATTATATTTGCATATCAATTTAAAAATAGACAAATATATGGAAACATTAGACCCCGAATGTAAAAAGACCAAGATTAAGAACATCAATCAAGGTACTTACTTTAAACTCAAACCAACTACTACTGCACCGGTATGGGTAAGAGGAGAATATGAACGCTCAGTAGGCAAATATTCTTGCTTTAAATATGATGACACCAACCATGAAAAATTCATGAAAGGTTCCCAGGACGTATATATTAACTTTACATTTTAACAACATGTTCAAACTATTCAGAAAGAAAAAGAAAATCAGAGTAATCAAAAGCCGCAAACTTATTACTCTACAAAAGTTAGAGGGTATGGAAAATACCTTTAACGTAGCTATGCACTTTGAGCTAGAGGATTTTTATTCAAGAGTTCAAACGATACTCAATGAACTTCATATATACGATGACCGAGTTTATGTTGAGGCATACAAAGAGTACCAAGATCATTACAAGGTATACGATAGAGTACCAGACTTATTACTTTACAAGATACCGGTATTATTTGCTAACTCATACCCGGGAATCGAAGTACAGACAGATAAGGAGTTTGCTTATAGATTCTATATTCCAGATACTTCTTATTATGAAGCTTTACCAGAAGAGTTTAGATTAAAGGATTGGATTGAGGATAATTTCAAAATGATGTATTCAAAGGTATACCCTTATCTACCTGATAGTAAGGTATCAGTAGATGAATACGTAGATATTATTCGGTTTAATTATTGCAAGAACTGGAATGTACTCTGGAATAACCCTCAATCAATTAGAAACTACTTTGATGAATGTATGGGTATCATTATGTCATTTGCAGATGATGATTGCTTGGTAGTGGTAAATAATATCATTGAACGATGTGCCGAAGAACTAAAAGAGAAATTACTAACCCTTAAAAATAACAAAGATGAACAAGTTTAGATTCAAGGTATCTACCATGTTAGAACAGGTAGAGAACGATTACATTAAATTCGTTGGAGATAACTATGGTGTAAACCGGGATGAGTTCCTTAAAGACTTCAAGGCTAAACTCAATCTTGAAAGCCATCATGTATCTACAGTACATGCTGAATTGATTGAATACGAACCAAATCGTATCATTATCCAGACTTCTAAATATAATACCATAGCAAAGGAATACAAGGATCATTACCTTTGGGTATTTACTAATAAGGGTGACAGAAAGTACGACTGGGACTTAAACAGATTCCGGGCTCTGCCTCAGTAATTTAAAGATAGATTATTAATTTGTTTGCAGATTGAAATATTATTTTTATATTTGTACATGAATTAATAATCTATCAAAATTTTATAACCTATGCAAACCAAGTATTACTTATCATTCGAACAAGTTGGAATCATTAGACGTATTCCACTTAAGGAACAGGACCCCGATATGCAGGGAATCTTAGATGCCTTTATCAAAGCCTTCAGAATCGCTAACGAATTGGGAGATGAGGAAGAAGTTACTACTCCAGACTTAATCAATTCTCTTAACCATATTGATGACATTTACATTGATACAGTAGAGATTTACGAGGACGGATTCGAAATGATTGAACAGAAAGTACCTCTAGGAGATGCTAGCAAATGTGTAAGGAACCTCTTACAGATTATTCAATACAACGATGCTTTTGATTTAGCTGCTAATAATCTTGCTCTTGAGATTAAAAACAGCGTGAGATTCTATTGGAGACAACTTAACCCGGGTTCTTCAACTCCTGAACCTAAGTTCATAAATCAGTTCTACGACGAAGTTATTAACCGTTTAAAAACAAAAATATAATGCTAAAAATCGTATTTACCTCAGAAGACAATGAGAACTCTATGTTTGGCATAGAAGAATTCCCTATCTCAACAGAATATGCCTCACAATTAATGAGAGGCGATATGACCATAGAAAGATTCCTGGATGATAACTTAAATGCTCCGGACGATATCTCTCGACTCAAAGGCCTATTACTTGAAGGTAATACAATTGACCACGTTACAGTAGCAATCAAATTTGAATCAGGTGCTGATATCAAAGAGGCTATTCAAAAACATCTGGCCAACGATATATGGGAAACCATATATGATATATTGGTTAGTTCCAAGGATTCTATAACCCTGGAGACTATTGAAATGCTTCATTCTAACATTGATGCTTTCTACAAACAAGAAGTTACCCGGGAAGTAAAACCATTCAAAAAGAAGAAACCCTCTTATCAGAGTTAACAAACCAAATCAATCAAAAGGCAGTCAATCCAACTGCCTTTTCTTGTATGTAGAACCCCAGCTATATTAAAATAATTGCATGAATAAAGTAATATTTAAAATAAAATGCTTATATTTGTAGTGTAATAATTAAAACAATAAAATATGAAAACAACAACCTTTAAACCCTCTATCCAAACATTGGACGAGGTACTTAAAAGATTCCTTACTAACAAAAACACTTTCTCCCTCTGTAATGGAGAAAAGGAAAACCTAAAGGCTAACTTATACGAGTTACTTAGTAAGTTATACGATAACTATCAACTTGCCTGCATTGATATCAATCAAATCTGGGTATACGAAACTTGCTATTATACATTTACATTTGAAAGCCTGGTTACAGTAGACCGACCAAGAGAAAACATCATTGCTGATGGCTGCGTACGATTTATGCAAAATTTTACCGATGGTGACGGTATCTTTATATCGTTCACCAAACTGGACAGAAATAATTGGGTTTATCAACTTAACTTCAGAATATCATGAACGAACAAGAATTAAAAGCCTTAGCCTTACAATTACATCGGGCTCAAATACAAGAATATCCCTGGGTCTCAGCAGACCCAGAGGATGCTGAATCCTACATTAGGACTTACGGAGATACTAACGTACATTTGTACTACGATTATTTACTTGCTAACGGAATAGGAGAAGTAGAAAAATGAAAATCAGAGCTATTTTAGAAACAGAAACAATGGACCCTGACTTCAGGGAACCGTTCTTAAATGGTATGCCCTTTGACATTACCGAATCAACATTTGATAGGATTGTACGCTATGCTTCAGGTTGTACTGATGTTCAACAACCAGATGTAATCGCCATGGTTATTCAACATTCATTGGAAAACCGCAAAGAGTTATCGGAATTACTTGACAGATGTAATGATACTACACAAATGAGGATACTTATACCAGTACCAATTTCGGCTATTACCTTTGTTAAAAAATACCAAGATACCCTTAGAGGAGTCTTAAAAGAGAAAATCAAGGGAACCATAGATGGCCTACCAAAAGAATACCAGGTAGAACTTCTTCACGAACTATCAAATGAAATCCTTGATGAGGATTCTCTTAATGACGATTAACCAGTTGTTTTCATATCTACCCAAGAGGCAGGACTCTAATTCATACAGAGCCTGCCTCTACCCCAGTTATATTTGCATATATTATTTATTATTCTTACATTTGTAGTGAGAAATAAAATATATTATTCATTTTAAAATAGACAACAACATGGTTAATCTTTACAAACTTACCAACTTACTTGAATCTGGGATGACCATATTCCAGCTCAATCAATGGAAAAACGAAGGTATCTGGTATCCAATTACCCAATACAAAAAGGAATCAAACGAAATCGAGGTAGTCACCAACGTATTTACTCCTCTATCCGAGGAAAATCCAAGATTCCATATTCAACTATCAGCTAACTATGATACAGAAAAAGCCGAATGGAATCAATTTCTAGAGGATAACCAATGGAAACTTTATCCATTGCTCAGGAATATACTTAATGTATTCTTACCACCACATGAACCCGGGTACCGTATCTTATATACCTTATACCCTGAAGGTTTCTTATCAGTAATTGCCGAACCATTAAATCAGAGGAGGCCTAACTATGTCACAATCAAAAACTTATCTTAAATTTAAAGAGACACGTTCCCAAGAGGACCTTGAAACTCTTAACTCATATCTCAAACGTTTATCAGAAATATCCGATATACTCAATGGAGACGAGGACTTGGATAATGAAACTGAAAACAAACTATATGACGAGGATGAGGACCTTACAGATAAAACAGTCCGGCTAATATTCGGAGACGTATTTTTCGTATTTGCCGGGGAATATAACCTTGACGGGTACGATTCCTGGGAGGATACTATCGAGGACCTAATCGAGGACTTATGTACAACCTATCAGGAATTACATGAAGCCTAATATTATACTTATCTTAGTCATGGGAGGAATTATCCTAATAATGGGTGCATCCTCCCATCCTACTAGTAAAGAACCTTTAACTTATGAGAATACTCATTGCTTAATATTAATAATATGCTAGAACAGTCTAAATTCTTAGTATTCTTAGTATCCTTCGATTGCCAAAACGAAAAATTCTGTGAGGAACTTATAATCACTTACAGAACTGAAGAACTAAGGCCATATCTAATATTCCCAAGGGTAAAACTAAATCCCAACCATCTTCATGTATATCATACCAAAAGGATACTTTCAGAACTTATAGGTATGCCATACTCTTCAATCGAGATAGTTGACCTTATAAGGCTTCAGTAGGTAATCGAGGTTATTGCATATATTATTTATTATTTCTATATTTGCATATCATTAATAATTTAAATATAGACGTTATGAAAGAAGAAAGTAAATTAATCGAATTATTTAAAAAAAATACCCCGGAATTGCTGTACGCATACGGAGGTCATTTGCTTATCACTACGACCAAATCCAACGGGAAATCGAATCCGAGGTTGCTACCATTAACAAGGACGATGCTGCAACCATTATCGATTATACTACCGAATACATGGAGGAATCCATGAATTGGCCTGACCCTGATAACCAGACCAACTTTAACAATCAACTCGCTTAATATTAACCAGGAGGGCTCACTACCCTCCACAAAACTTATAACATCATGACAACATTAAATTCAACATCAATCCTTGCATCAATCATTGCACAAAATCCATTTCACATTATCTCTATCCAAGGCCAAATGCCTATGTCACATGCTCAAAATACATATGACTTCGAAATTGCCGAGGATGACCCACATTACGATGATATGGTAAACTACTCTGCCGACATACTCTGGGTATATACTTATGCCGATAAGGAATCCTTAGAACTCGACCTAATGGATATCCTCAATCAAATGGACTTACTTAGAGGCTGCGATGACCAATACTTCGATTATAACGTAGACGAAGTAGACATGGTACTTTACGGTGCAACCATTATCCAGGAACAGGAAAAATACAAACCTCTTATCATGGAAAAATTCCAATACTACAAGGATAACTTCGATGAGGAAGAACATGCCGAGGAAATCGACTATTATCTTAACTTCCTCGAAGAACCAGAAACTCTTTACACTTTCACCGAAAAGACTATCAACCTTTTCAAATCCTTTATCAAATGAGAACCAAACTTATAATCCTAACATCAATTGCCATGGCTCTAGTAGTCATGGCTTTTCCTACTAATAAATTTCAACCTAAAACAGTATGGGAACACTACTGCAAGTATACCTTGGGAATACACCCATCCCAGGCAACCGAGGACCAATATGATTACTTCCTTGATTGCTGGTCAGGAGATGACGAATATACCTATCTCTATGACTACTACGAGAACAAATACCCAGAATATAATCACCAACTAAAACATTACAGAAAATGAAACTAAAAATCACAACTCTGATAATCATAGAAGAAGGCCAAGTCCAAGACATATATCATTCACTCGAAGATGACCAAGACAAGGCCTATCAGGACCTTATAGACCAAGTAACTTCGGACATATGTTCTGTGAACCTAACTCCCAATTCAACAGGCTCCTCCGTACCCAGAACAAACTAAAATCCAAAAGAAAATGATACAACTAACCCTAATATTAATCCTAGCCATAGGGATATCCCATATCCTAATCCGAAATGAAACCCGGTACCTAATAAGAATAAAGTACCCCACCAACAAACAAAAATACCAATACTACCTAACACAATTAATATACCTACTAATCCTAATCATCCTAGAAACCTTAATCCTAAGATACCTCTAACCCAAACAAATAAATAAAGAAAGCCCAGTATAAACAAAATCATACTGGGCCTAACTATGTTACATAACTAAGATACAAATACCCCAATATCACCAATCATATAATACTAATCAATATACATATAACTAATTTGAAGGCCTTCCGGGGGTGTTGGGATTAAGGCAAACTTCTAGGCCTAGCCCTCTATCACTATACAACCACACTACTCTATAGCTATCTAACACATATGTCTCATAGCCTTTGGTCATTATAACTTATTGCCTAAAAGGGGCCTATTTAGGTACCTAAATCCCCTTAATCCTAGACCCCTAATGGCCCTCTATTATATAATATATGTATATAAAAAGGCAATCGGATTTGTAGGATTTGGCAATAATTTGGGGTACCTTTTATATAAAAATTAGGTACCTTTTTGTCGGATTGGGGCCCCTAAATTTAATAAATCCGAGGTATTTTTTAGGCTTTCAAGGTACCTAAAAACTAGTAACTATGTTATTAATGGCCCTTGTAGTTAGTTAAAAAGAAACTTTAGATTGCTAGAAGAGATATTTCTTTTGAGAGAGTACTGATAGAGAGATACGTATTTAGAGTATTAGAGCTATAGTACATTATCCATTATAGGCCTCAGTAGGATTTATAAAAATTGATTAGGATTTTGCTATATTATTTATTATTCTTATATTTGCAATGTGATAATAAACAAGAATATTAATTTTTAAATCCTATATCCTATGCGTAGTATTAAACCCAACTTAGTTAAAACTTGGTTCACTAAAAACCAAGCAATCCTAAACATTGATTCTCAGGTAGATGAGAAAGGAGTTCTTGAGTATCTTTCCTTCCTAATAGACGAAGGATATCTACACATTCCCGAATTTACCCTCAAGGCATATAATTGCTCAGAACTAGCTCCCGGTCGTATAGTACATAATTTCTATTATGAACTTTCTAATAGAACTCTTACAGGAGCCCAAATAGACTCTATACTGGCAGAATGTCCTTTACTATTCGATGACGGTTCTCAACCTAAGCCTGCCTATACCGCTTATCTGGGTTCATTATACATTACCCTTATTGCAGAAGTCTAATCGCTAACTAATAGATATGAGAACAAGTCAAATTAACCCACAGATTGCTATTAATGCCCTAATGGGATATCTAGGTACCTACAACTATTATTATTCATGGTACAATTTCATACATAATACCTACGATAATAACTTTACAGGCTATGTACCTATACCAGGTAAGGAAAATCCCTTCGTTGCCTTAGAGGAATACCTAAGGCAACCTAAACCAGAAATCCTGGTATGCTATAATACAGATGAGGAATACTTTACCTTCAATCGATTACAGGATGAACCCATGGCTGATACCTCTATGGCAGAGGATACCTATATCTTCGATGGAGTTACCTTCTATATCTTCAAGGATTAACCTTCGCTAACTATGTTACACCCTATAAGCCCAGCCTATCTTAGGTACTGGGCTTTTCTTATGTAACCTAACTCTAGGCCATCATGGGACTGGCTAAGGCTTACCCATGTCCTAATATGGGCCTTAGTTCTTTAGGACTCCATACATGGCCCAGGGCATTGGTATAAAAGCCTGCTAGTCACCTAATGGCCTTTATGTAATGTAATATACAGATAATACCTACCGGACTGTATGGGGCCTTCTTTTTTCTAAAGTGGTCCTATACCAACCCCTTCCTTATATCCCTCAATATACCTATCATATTACCTCCAAACCATGCCCACCTTTCAAACCCCTAAAACCTACTTGCAAATTTTTCATACGAAATTATTAAAAATAATTCTTTAGAAATTTCTCGAAAATTTTTCTATAAATATTTTGCAGATACAAATAAAATATTTATCTTTGTAGTGTTGAAAAAGCAAAGAGATATTTAAAATTTTGATTAACTATTTTTA